ATTAGCTTTCATGTTGATACGTCGCAGAGAAGACTTTCCACGATATACCTTGATCTCCACATCCTCTTCGACCAAATTAGATAACTCATTCACATTACCGTCATAAATATAATGCAAGTGAATACCATGGCCTGATTTGGATAGTTCGGCATACGTCGGAGGGAACTGTCTGGCTGCTTCCTTGTTCAGTTCCAAATCCTTCTTGCCTGTTTCTGGGTTCTTTTTATCTAAGTCAATAATAACATGACTCAGCGGAACTTTAACCCAGTGAAGTTGTTCCGTGTCGATATCGGCTAACACAGTCTTAACATCATCCCACTTCGCTAAAGGATTACCTTTCGAATTTGCAGGTTGTGCTGGGAATGCTGCTGCGATACCGTTGAAATATGACGGGTTGTCAAGAAATGTGAGCCAATCTTCTTTTGCTTCTTCAGAATGTACGAAGCGACTATCTGTCTTATCTCCGAGTCCTTCTGGATATACGACTTCCCATTTAAATCCTCGATATAAATTCTTGTAACGAATATTATCAATCCGGATCTCTGTATGGAACTCGTCGAAATATCGCATGAGCTCTTTCTTGATCTTGGCTTTGTATCCTTCCGTCTTGAATCCGAGATCTTCTAGATACTCTTTGTACATCTCAGCAACGCGCTTGAGTGTAATATCTTTACCGATCTCCATCGCATTACTTCTGACAAAGTCGAATATGATGTCCGTGTTAACCGCCATCTCAATATCGAAGTAGTCATCGTAGAAAGAATAGCCAAGTTCTTTGAAAGTATCCATTGCCATTGAGGCAATATACGGAACCTCATACTTAACACGATCAAATAAAGCATCATACTCTTCGTGAGTGAATTTACGACCACTAGGATTTACTACAACAGCCCGTCGAGTAATACCCGAGTCAATATTCCTGACGCGATATCGTTGGTTTGATGCCGTTACCAATAATCCACTGAATGTTACATCGTACGGTTCTTTGTATTTCTTGTTGACAGATATAGTTTCATGAGATGTCAGTTTCAACAATGGAGTATCATTACTGATCCTGGAAATATCCGTATCATCGTCGATCAACAAAGGAACCTCTCGGATCTGTCCTGTTGCAAATGGTCCGCCACTTGTCAACTCCCTCAAGTCGATAGGAGCATGGTATCCATCGAATATCATCTTGAATACCTTGAGCACGGTACCTTTACCAGATCCTTTTGGTCCATACAAATACATGAACTTTTCGATACCATCCATTTTGTTCATAAGCAAAGCGCCCATAAACCATAGAATCTTTTCAGCTTCATTTGGATCATACAACGTATACAACAATTCTTTGAATGCCGGGCAGTCGCCACTCACCGGAGTGTATGGTAATTTAACAGTTGCATAATCTTCTCGCCTAATCTTATGATCGGCAAATAATATGCGTCTGTTGAAGTTGGTTTCAGGCTGCCAAAGGACTTTAATATAATCAACGAACAATTTATACTTGCCTGCTGATGCTTTACGAATTTCCTTAACCTGAATCCTAGCTGTTGGATGTTCGGCTTTTATTTCATGATACTTTCTCCACAAGATCGAGTCGATACAATCAAATAAATAGTTCTGGTCCATTATCCATTCGTTTCCATCCCAGAAAGCAAAGAACGAAGAACCTTTAATAACCAAGTCTTTAATATCACCAAACAAGAAGTCTGGAGATATAACATAATCATAAACTCTGTTGTTACTGAAGTTTTGCTCGACAGTGACGTCTAAAAAATCAAACTTCACCGAAACCCTCCTTTTCTATCGTATTTTGTGAGTTGTGGTCAATTTCAGCCAATCAGACAGAATTCAACCAAATCTAGCCGTTTCAGACCAATAGTCCCCATTCTCCCCTCTTCTCCTATTGTTTATATATATTATAAGCTTTTAACTCTTGATGTAAACAATGTAAAAACAGGGTCGATTGGGGGGATTAGGGACTCACAACCCCTAAAGTACCCTCAAAATCACCGAAATATGCCCAAAAACCACCCAAAATAAGGCATTTTCAAGCTATTTCGGCTCCGCCCCAAAAACCCTTAAAAATTTGGGGGATTTTGGGGGACTGCTATTTTGAGCCATTTTAGGCCCATTTTTCCTATAATATCATAGTAATTTAACCACGATTTTAGCCCGAATCAACCCTGATTTTCCCACAATATTATAGGAAATCCGGCTGATTTAGACGATATAATTGACGATTTTGCCTCGTTTTTTGGCTTCATAATAGTCAATATTACCAATTTTGAACCCATTTATACGACGTTTTCGCCACATAAATAGGTCGTCTTTAGCAGGATCCAGCTGCAAATTAGCACAAATATCATAGATATGAACACCATGTTTGCAAGAATATTGTATCTTTTGATGCATTCTATCAAGATCTTCATACTCAATTCCGTTCCTGCTAAGTTCAGAAGTACCAGTTAATCCCAAAGAATCCTTAATCAATCCCCGAATAATAGAGGATCTAGGCTTAAGCATCCACTTAGGATAGTAATCGGAATGGTGTCCAGAATATGCGTCGGAGATCTCCAAGAAGAAGTTTATAACATCAATAGCTTCCACAATATTCTTCAGTTTCAATACCTTAACTACGTTAGATCTACGGTCAGCATACATCTCAAACTGGATTACTGTAGGATCCGTGAGCTTGAAATACATCTTCCCATAGATCTTTGCCAACATATACTTGTCATACTTACGAATATCCTTATAGAATTTACGCAAGTAGTCAGTAAAGTTAATTTTAATTAAGTCTGTTCCAGGATCAATCACGACCATCGTAATTTACCTCCGGATCATCATAATCTGCTGTTACAAAACGTGAGTTTGTGGCCAACAGTACCTTACAAAGTTCCCGCCAATATACCAGAGAAGGTCTAACTATAGGAATAATATTATCGCCATCAACCATGCTAGCATAGTCGGTCTTAACAATATCATCGAAGTCAACATCAACACCTTTACTAAACAAGTAACGACGAATTTCAATGTGTTGAGGAACGTCCAAAGCGTCCTTTAGTAACCCGCGCATCCAGCGTACTTTTGGTTCAAACATCCATTCGGGCATAAGCGCCTTTTCCAAACGATATGAGCTTTCGGCAAGCATAGTAAAGAAGTTTACGACCTGTACAAACATGTCTGGAGTAAGTCCATATAGTACCTTGCGATCATATCTGTAACCGTAGAAGCGGTATTTGAATTGGACCTGGGTTGGATCTGAGATGTTGAAATACATAAAGCATTCGATCTTCTTGAAATAATCCAAGGCATCTGGACGATGTAATTCGAAAAGGCGTGTGAAATATTTGGTTAAATCGATAACATAAATGTCGTTTTGGGTAGTCATCTTAATACCTCCTATTTCTTAGACTTTCCGAATGAACTGGCGAATATCAAGAGTTAGATAATCACCTTTGAAGATCTGCTCAAATTTGATGATGAGCTCGCCATTAGAAATCTGAACTGAAGTTATCTGCCCGTTACGAGTTCCGGTATTCCAAAAGATATTGGCAGTAACCCCTACAGCAAATCGCTTAGTCACTTCAGTAATATCTACAAGATCGGTGATTGGTACAGAGATTTCGTATTCGTTGACGTTAGGATCTTCCGGATCAATACCAACTGAGAAAATAGGACCATTAGTTTCAAGTAGATCAGTATCTACATTAATAAGAGTTTTGATACGAGCAAGAGCGTTACCGTATTTAATGGATTTGAATTCCTTGAAATTGAAGATGTAAATATCCCCAATGTATGGGATAATAGCGTCCAATGAATATAGCAGATCGTCTTTGAATGTATTCCATGAACAATCTTCAAAAGAATATAGAGTGTCCGGCTTGTTCGTCGGAATACTAAATTCCTTAGCTCGTTTTTGTACACGAGCACAAACCTTAATACCATCACGTGAGTGTTTCACCCACAGAACATCATTCATATCGATGTCAATAACTTTTAATGTCATACCATACCTCCTTAAATAACCTCACGGACAATTAGACCGTGTTCACGCAAAATAGGTTTAAGATCAAAGTCTTTACCCACCATAATAACATCTTCACCAGGTTTAGTCTGATGATTATCGAACCATAATATGAAGTTTTGTTTCATAGGTTCATTGTCAAACACCAAAATCTTACGATTATGATGTCTCCACTGCTCTAAATCATTAGAAGCTAGGCCAAGATGAATGATCAAAACGTTTTGAATTCCATTATCCACAATATGAACATTCCCTAAGGAAGGGATATTACCAACGAAGTCGACTTGTTTGGCACGTGAGCTAGCCAATATAGATGGTTGTTTGGCAATGTATAACTTAACCATGTTCGCATCGTCGGGGTATTCGTTTGTGGTGAAATGAGCGTCGAATAAGTTACGCCAACCAATAACATAGTCCTTAGCCTCAATAGGATAGTGGTGACAGATACGTTTGTAATCTGCCACTGTCAAATATCCCATAGTCTTCAGAACTTTCAATAAGACACTTTTCAAATATAATGTCTTCTCCATACCAGACTTGAATTTCATTTAGCAGCTCCTTTTTTTAGCTTTCTTGTATATCCATTGAAAGTTGACGGTAATCCTCTCGCATAAGTTCAACAGCTTCCTCAAGAACTTTTACACGTTTGCGATGAATAGCCGCGTCTTTTTCTTTCCATTTTTGCAATGTTGTAGTGTCGAATAGATGTTCGTTATGTTCCACAATCCGTTTCAAATGAATTGGATGGAAGAAAATATCATCAGATGCTTTAGGACTTGTATAGTCAAGAGCGCGTTTGTCGAATCCAAACATGTAGTCCTTAAGTTCGACTTTCTTATTAGCAGCTTTACGTAACTCGGCAACAGAAATAGAGTCGCCACGGTTCAATTTATCCAAGACATACATATACCACAGAACTTTTTGTCCTTGAGCGGTGGTGTATTGTTCGTCGGTCATACCCGCGTTAGCAGCAGCGACAGCTTCGTCATTGAAATGTTTTGATTTGATAACAGGTAATCTAGTAATATCATACTTCATTAGTTTCTCCTTCTTTATTTAACGTAATACTACGAGAAGATTTGCTCGTAGATCCCACAGTAACTTCCGTGTGTCAGCCTCTCCTACAATTTCGCTACGTAGAATAGCCGAGTCCAAGAGTTCTTTCAACTTCCTGGCAGCTTCAAAGATTTCAGCATCGTCCATATTCGAGACGACCTTATCTTTTATTTCGTCCATTAGTCTTTCCTTTCCAATTATATGTATTGTACTCGGAATGGTCCAGCTCCTTCTGGTAGCGTGTCGCGTCAAGAATATAATAGTTTTTGACATCAACAGGACCACCCGGAGTAAATGTGCAGTCCAATGGTTTAGAGTCGAGAATATCCAAACGAGTCAAATGTGGCTCATCTGGATTATTCCAATATCTAACCAAGGATAAATTAATTACAGGTAGGTTTGTCCCTTGGCATGATGCGATTTCATTACCGTCAGATTTATATTGAATGAACTTGTATGTCGTTGCATACTTTCTGAATATGGTATCGATGAAATCTTCTGAGTCATCAGCCTTGAACAATTCCTTAACCATGCCCAACAGTGATTCCGAACTTTCAAATATGAACATCCGATGGTCATTGTCAGTTTCTGAGATCACAATATATGGACAAAGCATGTATCTATCCTTGTCCATTCGGATCTTGATAAGATTATCCCCATAAGCTATCCCAACCATGATATTGGGTCTAGCCTTGGATAATTTGGTCCAAAACATGAATTTGTAGCCCTTATAATAGTCCTCGTTTAAGACCGATAGATCGCTCTCTGCGCACTTCCTAAGTACGTCGGCCCTTTCTATCGAATAAGGAACTACATAGTCGTTAAACGCCATTATATAGCCTCCTAGACCCCTTCTAGCGGGTTAGTTTGTCCCAAAGGTCATCTCCAGCCTTTGGATAGATCACAAGTCCATCATTTGATCCCCATTCGTCATAAACCTGACGTCCGAAAGTCAAATATCCTGCGTGAGTCTTCTCCATAGGATAGATATAGCAGAATGTGTTGATGGATTGGATTGTGAATTCGGAATTAATTTTCATGTTTGAGATCATGCGATTCATTAAGCCCTCAGGACTTGACACGATCTCTCGTGGAATACAGACAAGAACTTCGTCCTCATCTTTCCTCTTGGCCAGGAAGAAATTATGAGTAGGAGCATCACCATTCTTGTATTCTTTAATGGTAGTAATACGACTACCGCCGCATAATACGAAGTTGTATCCACGCGCAGAATATACGTCTGTCAGGCTTCTAGAAAACCCTTCCACAACGCAATTATCTGATTCAGATTCGGATGCTTCCCATCCTTGGTTATACGACCGAAGTACGGGAGTTCCGTTTCGCAAATACATATGTTTCAAGTCGTAACCGTTGATCAGTCGGTAGTGACTTAATTTGTATTTGTCTTTAGATGTCCACATTATCCAAGTGGGCATAACAGCCCACTCGATATCCGTGATGATTTTGTCAAGCCAATTTTTAAGATTAGCAAGACCTTCTTTTAGTTTTGCAAATAGTTCTTTCATTAGGTTGTCCTTTCTGAAAATATGATGCGATGTCTCGCGTAGTAATTCAATTCCTAATGTTAATTAATGGATTGTCTAAATCGTTGTAGACGCAGAACGATCGAATATGATGATTTGAATGTCCGAAGAAGTGTATTATGCTTCTAGACAGTTTAGTAACATCCAACTTAGTAAGATGCAAATTACTAGATCGACCGCCAGATGTATAACCAGAAATGATTATTTCATTAGCGTCGCTTAATAGGTCAGCAACAAAAACAATATATACGAAGTCAGAGTCTCGTAAATAGATTGCTCCACCTCCTGCAGAACAACGGAAAGAATATACTTTACCGTCTTTCTTAATGATTAGACGATTAATCTTCCGAGTCATCATCTTCATCACCGTCCTCATCCTCAAGCTCCACGGATCCTACTTCGTGTTCAATACGTTTGTTGTATTCGTCCCATAGTGACTTAGAATCCTCATAGTCAGATTTAGGTAATCCAAACATACCGAAAGTATCATCATAATTTGGCTTGTTAGTGCGTCCACTTTCCAAATATGAGATAAAGGTATCGTGAGTAATAGCGTCGAAGTCCTCGAATTCAATTGCCATCTTATCAAAAATGAATTTCAGATATTCAGTAGCAGATTTCTTACCACCTTCAACATGTAGGTTTTCAGCAAACCAAATAAGCAGCTCACCAATGCTTGCCCAGCTAGAATATTTAGATGCGAATCCAAAATATTCCACACGCTTGTCAATCAATTGTTGACGGATGTTAAGTAAGGCGATGTTATGTTTGTTAGGAGTATATTCCCAAGCAAAGATAGGTGCGAAGTCATCAATAAGTTTTGAATTATGAATTCCTGCACGGTCAAGAACTAACGCACAATAGTAGTCATAACTATCTTGCGTGTCTTTATCGTAGATCATACGTTCATACTCCATTTCATTAGCTTTAAGTGAGCGGATTGTATACATCATGTCATCAATGACCTTACGAATTTCTTTCGCAGATCGTTTATCCCGATAGTTTAGGAATCGATCCTTCATTTCGAATTCATCAAATTTACGAACTACAGAAATGGTATCTCCTTGTCCATCTGGAAGGTCGATAACTTCTTCAGTCATCGGATCATATTCGATCCCAGCAGCATTTTCATATGGAGTGATGTTACGGATAATCATACCGTTTTCTTTACGCCATGCATGTCCATCTCCAAATTCAAGAGGGTCTTGGTCCTGTTCAATATCGCGTTCAAGATCCATCAGAGCATCACGCTCTTCAAGACGTTTTTCAATCTCAGCAGCTTCGTGTGCTTCCAACAGTTCCTCATACGAAAGACCATCTTCTTCCAACTTCTTTTCTTCCTTATACCATTTGTAGAGACGGTAACTGGCATAGCCGATACCCGCCACTAAAACAGTATATCCCAAAATCTTCAAGTTTCTATTCATTATTGGAATATCCTTTCAAAATTTAATTAAGCTTGTTCGTCCGCTTCTGCGTAGATGTTTGGAGCGTAGCGGTTGCGTGGGCGTTTCCAGCGAACATATGTTTGTGGAACCATAGCTTTAGCTTCTTCATCCCACATGTCGAATGTATCCCATTCAATATAGAATTGATCAGTGTCTGACCAGAAGAATGGTAGGGCAGCAGATGGCACTTCAAATCCAAGTTGTTCCAACACATATGGGAATGTCAATTCGCCCCATTTAGCCATTTTAGGAATTAGGATTTCATTGTAGATTTCTTGGATTGTGCGTTCGTTATATTCTGGTTCGCCAGGTGCGTTGAGGTTAGAATTCTTGAAATATGCACCATAGAAAAGCCCTTCGCTAGGTACTTCAACAGTAGTTTCGATTTCATTTCCATCTTCGTCAGTGATTGTAATTTTACGAGTGTCATGAGGAGTATCGAGACGTTTGAATGTTTCTTCGTCAAGAATTTCCTTAGCACGTTTGCGATAACGAGAATGTTCTTCTGTGATTACCGCGAGAGCAGCCGTAACAGCTTTGAGGCGATTGTTCTGTATAGCGTATGAAAGTCCGATAGCAGCGCAGCTAGTGACCCCAAGCAAAACTGGAATAGCAATATCTTTGGCAACCTCAGTAGCGATTTCAACTTTTGATGGGACAATTCCATCCTCCTTCATTTCCTCAAATTTTTCTAAAGTCTTATCGACTTTCTTAGCTGCTTGGTAAGATGTTACAGCAGTAGCAACGAGTCCTACACCTCCAGCGATAACCAGGGCAAGTGGTGCATGTTTGATACCAAAGTTTTTAGCCGCAACTAGACCACGGCGAGAGTTTTTAGCAATATCTGCAAAATTAATTGATGGTAATTTCATTATGGGTTCTCCTTTTATAAAATAGTGTTGATAACTTCATTGGATTCTTCTTTGAGAAGAGAATATCCACAGATGTTTGATAAAATAAATGATGAGTTAGCTCGAACCTTACGCTCTTTATTAATATGAGCATCGTGTTCAAATTCCAAAACTCCATCATTAATAGCTAGTCCAGTAACATTACTGAACAGCAGTGGTTGTTGATTTTGATGCGTGTGTTTCTGATAAATCCTAACCCGCATATGTTTCCTCCTGTAGTGCTTTTCCGTGTTGCGCACGTTTGATAGCCGCATCACGGTATTCGTCCACAATATGCTTGTATTGCAAATATGTAGACGGAGTAAATCCATGTTTGTTCTGCAGATCTTTGATTCGTTGTCGTACGCCACGTAAATGTGTATGCATAGACTTGAAGTCAAACACATCTGCGCTATTGATCATACCAATAGTCATTCCTGAAACTTGGTTCTGCTTAATTGAGATTTGTTCTTCTTTACGCATGAGATAATCGATGAGAAATGCGTACTCCGTTTCTGGAGTCCAATGCAATGAATAAGAGTTGATTTTGCGTACTGCAACCATAATTAAGCCTCCTGCTTTTGTTTAATAGCTATCTTGCGAATATCGGCACGTTCAAATACATGCTCGACAGTTTCATTAATTTCAACCAAATGTTCAATAATAGTAACAGTGGTTTCGCTGCGTGTGTATGTCAATCGTAGTTCCTTACCGTATTGGTCTTTAGGAACATAGTTAAAGTATTCGCGACTTCCATCGCGAAATATAACGTCAATCTTTGTGATCATCTAGGCCTCATTTCTTCAACCAAGCAAACGCTAGGATGATCCAACCAACAGGGCCAATGCAAAGTAAAAATAGTGTAGCAAGTAAGTTTTTCATTTTAGTTTCCTCCGTTTATCTTTTAATCCAATCCATGAATATGAGTAGCCAACCAATTGGTCCACAAGCGAACAAATATAAGTATGCTATATAGCGTCTCATTATTCGTCCTCCACATATTCAGATCCGAACATACCAATTCGAATTCCGTCTTCCTTACAAATAGCATCGAATGCGAAATATGATTGTACGCATCCAATAACATAACCGATTCCAACCAAACCAATACCAATAACGAATTTCTTCATTAGTAAACTCCTAACTAAATTTCTTCAACAGGTGGGAATTGAATTGTATATCCTCCACCACGCGCAGCGACAATCTTAGATCCACGAAGATCTGTCCAACCATAAGAATTATCAGTAAACCTTGATGGTATATCCGATAGTTCATAGTAATCTGCCACAGATACAACTTTGTAATGCTCAAGGTTACTTAACATGATGTTAAAGATTTCCTGAGCTTCCTGCGCAGTTTCAAAGTCAACGTATTTTAACACATCTGATGTCTTTTCAGAACGACGATTGAATTGTCTATCGTAGTCAATACGTCCTCCACCGCGATATGTGTCCATACGGGTAACATTGTTTCGTCCACGACCCCAATATTGTGTCGGCTGTCGATGATAAATATAGTCATCACCTAACACCGCACGCTGGATCGCAGTTGTAGTAATATCGACAAAAGTGTTTTGAGCGCTTGGGATAATAACCTCATGCACGAGATGTTGCACAACACCTTTGAATCCACCTTCTCCGAAAAATAGTAATCCCGCTCGAGATAACAAACTAGGTTTGCGCACTCTACCTTTAGCTACTGCTTTCTGCTTTTTACGCACAGCAGTCCCGTCATTCTTTTCTACCTTAGTAGATTTTTGTTTTACCTTATTGTAGTCAACCATTATACTCTCCTAACATTCAATACTGCAGACCATTCGTATGTTACAGGGTCCATTTGTTTCTTGACACCATCTGCAATATATGTTCTTCCTTCAAACCAAACGCGATTATTATAACCATTAAGTTCGGTTGCTAGATCCGCCAACGTAATATCACTGGCGTTGTCTAATGGCACAAAGAATCTACCAGTGACAGGGTTAAAATCAGGGACATACATTGCGTCATAATCTTCTAATATGACAGCCATATATGTCTATGCCTCCTTTCTGTGACAAAAAATAAAAGAGGGTGTAATAACCCTCCAGTATTAGTCGATATCTTCCGATTCGAACTCAACGTCAATAACGTCGTCTTCATCATCCTTAGATTTAGACCCAGCGAGTAGTGAGATCACGAAAGCTCCAGTCCCGATCAAGGCTGCTCCAACTAGTACTTTCTTAGCCACTGGACGCCACTTGGCAATTTGTTGTGCCATAGTAAGCTTTTCCGGTTCAGCTACGATAGTAGTTGTAACATCTTGCTCAACTGCAGCTTCTGCTGCTTTCACTTGCTCATCTGAGATAACCTCAGTTTGATTTTCAACGATTTGTTCTTTTGACATTTGTTTGTCCTCCTTTTGTTTTATCGTTTCATTATCTGCTATGTAATTTCTGCGACTACTTTTTCCAAATTTTGGATAGTAACGTAATTGTAAAGACGATCCATACTGCTCCGGTGATTCCAATCACCACAGATGGGCCATAAATAACGGCTGGAAATATCCCTAACGCAATCCCGCAGATAATTGAGAATGGTACGGATAAAACCAGCACAGCAGCTGTTAAAATAATTTTAACGGTCGATGTATTCAACTTCCTTAATCTCCTCTTCAGTTCAAAATGTTTCGAATTCCTCCATATCAGAGCGTTCGAAATGAATGGTGAGGTTATCAGGGAGTTCCATTTGTACTTCAGAGCTGCAAGCGTAAAAATTGTCACGAAGTGTGTCCATGTCTTTGAGTGACATTGGAATGCGAATGTGTTTTCTCATTAATATTTCCTCCCTAAACGGCGAATAGAGCCGTATTCATTCACCAATAAAATAGTATTGACAAATCCATCAGTACTCGGGATACCGACAGACTTGTCTTGAATAGCATATTGCTTATTGTTAATAACCAGCACATACTCACAATTTAAATCCAACATGTGTACGATCGAAATAGGTATATCCACAACAACAGAACTAATTCGTCCATCAGATGTTGGGAAGGTGTCCTCATATTTACCGCCAAATGTTGTGGTTGTCCCTTTGTAATAAATAGACAACGAGATGTTTTGTTTCTGTTCCATACCAAACCTACCTCAAATATGTATTGTCCTGCAGAGCTTGTTGCAGAAGTTCTTTAGTTGTAGACGTTCCAACATATATTCTGTCGAACATCACGTCAATGACACTCAAGAAATACTTGATAGACTCTTTATCACGTTTGACATAGGCAGTCTGACGATCTTCCTCATAAGGATGGAAAGAATCCTCAGATACGTTCATACCTATGTCTTCGTAATAAAATGACTCGGTAAGTGTAAGTACAAGCTCATCCACAAGTCTCCTAGACAATTTGAATAACAATCCTTCCAAATCCATGAATTCTAGATTATCCGGAATGGTCATCATCATATTCAAATATGACTTGTAATCTTCCTGAGCTTGATGCTCACACCAACTTGTGATAAGTCTATCAATATAGAAATCTTCGATCATGAATACGTTTTGTAGATCCATTGATCGAATGTTTGCTATGATTTGGTTCTTGAAGTCATTGCTAGATAAAATAACCTTTTTATCTTTCATGTTTCTTTCTGTCCAAACTTTCTAACATTTCTTTTCGCATTTCATCCGGATTCCTGTTGAATTCAAAAGCAACCGATGCAGAATCTTCTTTCATAGATTCCTCAGTCCTATCCAAGACATGCTTGAATACATCAGACATGAATTTTGTATCTTCATACGATACGTCCGGATCATGAAACGCGTTCTCGTAATATCGCGAGTCTATGATAGATAAACATAGAGCATCTACAATTTTACGAGCTATTTTAAATACGAAAAGATTAGGATCTATCACAGTAATCCCATCCGGCACACTAGCGAGAAATACATAATATGCTTTGTAGTCCTCTTGTGCTGGAGATATTTCTGTCTCAGGATCCTTCTCTTTCCATTTAGTGATAGCCGCCTCAATTAAAGATTGGTTGATATATAACATATCAGCTAGAGGCATATCTCTAACCATTGTTTCAACCGTCTCTTTAAATTCTGTAGACGACATAATATAACCTTTAGTCATCTTCAACCTTTCTTCTAATTCCGAGAACATCGGAAAGAATTTTGAGACCCTCTAAAGTCATTTTATCTTCTTCGGTCTCTGGTGTAAACACGTTTTCGAAATAGTTTTCTTCCATTATATATCCTCCAGTAAATCGTTATCATCAAGCGATTCTTTACAATACGAAAATATGATCGACTTAGCAAATTCTTCATCAATCAATGCGTATTTACGTTGCAGTACAGTACATCCAGGATACTTTTCGCTAGGACCAAGAATCTTAGCCTCCATACAATATCCCCAATGAGGGATTCCGTCGATTGATCGTTCATAAGGCAGTTTTGAATCAACAACATATTCGGATCGTTTAAACTCTTCTTTAGCGTAAACTTCATCCGAAAAATGATCCCATGTTGTGTTCATAAGAATGTTGTCGACTTCTTTGAGTTCATATTCATGAAAAGAAGACGCATCGTATGTGAGATCTTTCATATCATACTCAGTAATAACAAACCCGATGTTGTCAGGATTCTTACGAACAGATTTGCGACGAATCGCTTTACTGTTGAATGTATAAAATGCAACGTCGTCAAGATCACATTTTTCAGAGATATTACTTTTACGTACACAACCTTTCCATTTGTTGTCTTGAGTTTTTATCAAAGTAATAATACGGACAGGAATATGCTTCCCATCCGTGGTATATACGCCCAAATATAACTTCTTTGTATCCACACGATTCATAATTAGTCCTCCTGTTTATCCAAATGACTCCACATAGATTTGAAAAATATGTAGACTAATGCCGCTGCAATTACAAACGAGATTCCTGTTAATTCCCAAACTGACATATCACTTGTCCTCCTTCTTGAGTCCATATTGTCTATTCAAATACTGTTTGATATGAATACGCAACTCATTCACAAGCCTGTTAATGACAATAAGATCCTGAGTTTTGTAAGTGTTTGTCTTACGTTTTGGATTAAGATATTTCTTATAAATAGCAACATCTTCTTTAATGAAGTTTACATCTCCGTATGGAGTACCTTTAGCTAGTTCCAAATAATACTCAAGACGTTCAATACATGCCAGTGTATGTCGAATCATTTTTGCTTTGTTTTTAAATCCACGTTTCATTTGTTTTCTCCATTCTTTTTAACTAAATAATTGTAATATCCCAACATTAACCCTCGTGTGGTATAATTGCTAGGTTCTTTTACATAGATAATAGTAAAATCAAATTTGTATTTACATTCCGGGAAATTGAATTTTGACACGTTGGCTTTAACGCCAATATCCATATGTTCGACAAATCCCAGAAGATTAACTAGAGCAGTAGATCCATCGATCTTATCAATCGGTTCAAAACCATTCATCTTATTATAATAGTACTCATAAAATTCTTCTAAAAATTTCCTATCAGATGAATGTAATGTAACCTCTGCGGAGAATAGCTTTTCACCATTCTCCAAGGTACAAATAGGATTGTCGTATTTACTGGATATTTTAAGATCTTTCATTATTGACCTCCGTATTTGAAGTAGTCCTTCACGAATTCACGGAATGAAATATCCAAAGAATTCTTAACATATGTTAACTCCATCATAAAGAAATGAGGACGTTCTCGTTCATATTTAGAAGTTACAGTTGTATCAATATGGGAAATGAAGCCGAGGATAGTTCCTGGTTCTAATTCCTTAATTCCTCGGAGACCTCTAGTCATTGACAATTCATCATAGGCTGGTTTGTTAGCATCAAGTTGTTCCCAAACAGATTTTCGATCATACCCAGAAATTCTTACTTTTGCTTTGTACACATCGCCATAACCATGATTATATTGGTATACATCATACTCGCCATGACACTCAAGTAATTCAGTAGTGTCCGTACTATTTTCTGGTTTTAATAACATATTATTCTCCTTTACGTTTCATACCATACATGCCAGCCGCAAGAACTGCAATGACAATACCTCCGAACAACAGATATGATTCTTCAGCATCTCCAGTAGCTGGAAGTTGTTCGCCTTTAGTAAAATAAGTTGTTTCTTGAACTTTGTTACCTGGTTGATCTGGAGTAGGAACTTCAGTCTTAGGCTTTTCTTCTTTAGGCGCTGGCGGCATTTGTGGAATATCCTTAAGATCGATAGTCGGTTTGTGGTGAACTGGCGCGTCGTTAGGAATAACGCCACCTTGCCATTCAGGTTTATCATACTTAGGAGCATCAAATGGTACAGTTCCTCCGTTCCATTCCGGCTTAGTATGCACAGGTGCTTCGTTAGGGATTGTTCCCCCTTGCCATTCAGGTTTTGTATGAACTGGTGGATCCAATGGAACTACGCCGCCTTCGAATTCTGGAAGTTCATATTTAGGAGCATCATTTGGTTTATCCCCTTTTGGACGAGACTTACCTTTAGCTTTACCATTGCCATCATAAAGCTTAGTTTCTGCTTCGTGTGATACAAAGCCGCCATTCCAACTTGCGGTAAACAGATTGGTAGGATTGTATTGAACAGGTGTGCGAAGACGAGTCTTGTATTCAACCATCAAGATTTTGTTTTCGATCTTATCGATATGGGTTGTAAATCCATTCTTATTGAATTTAGTGTTGGCTTGTGCTTGAGTAGCAGGTGAGTCGTATACCCATGGATCAACGTCCTTCACATAGCTATAAATAAGGCTACCTTCGACATAGTCTTGATCGTCAGACCAAGTATCGGCAATATTCACATCTTCCATAGTTTGACGCTTGTAATTCAAACGAGCAACCCAGTGGATAAGGTTTTGGTCGGAACGGTCTTGATAACCATATTTATACAATTCCTCATTAGGATTAATTGTTCCCTTAGAACCTGCGTTAAGTTCCACGATTGTGCCGTTGAATGAGATGTTCTTCTTAGTGTTTTCGTGAACAACTTCACGGTTGATTTGTGTGTGGAAATTAAGGGAAATGGATTTATCCAGTGGATGTTCTTGGAAATAATTGTTGAACGTTGTGGTTACAGTACGCTCATTTGCTTTAACATCAGCTGTACCAACTTCTGTTTCGCCAGTTTCATTGTACACTGGGAAGTTGTAGCTGGTTTCAAGGTTTAACTCTTCAGGGATATTGAATTTCATTGTATCCCCAGAGTTAATTTGAACTTCGTCAGGAATATCTGTTTTAATGTTAACTTCAACATCAGACCAGATGGAATCTTCCTCTTTTTTAGTTACTGTGACTTGAGGATCTGTAGCAATGAGTTCTGTAGACCCCTCTTCCTTTGTCACATCCGCGAATACGGATTCAGCAACTACAGCAGAACCAAACAGAGCAATACCAAGAGTCATAAGTTTAAGTGTAGTTTGTTTTTTCATTGTAAATTCTCCTTTAATACAAAAATATAATGTGTGTTTTGAAATAGTTTAGAAAAAAAAAGAAAGAGCGTATTTAAACGCTCACTTGAATATATTCACTTTCATGGTCGCTGTATAGAGTTACGTTGTAACCAGCCTCAACCATTTTGCCGTATACAAGATCTATGTTGTTGCACAAGGCTTGAAAATCAATTCCTTCGATTCCGAAATCCACAATATCAATATTTGTGATTTCAATTTCTCGGGCTCGATTAAGATACCTTTCTGCAATTAAATCGTGTATATGATCCATGATTGTGTCAAGGCTGTCCTTAACCCGATTACGGTCTTCCAATTTAAGTGTAAGTAATTTGTTTTGTTGCATTGTAAATGCCTCCTTCTTTGTTTTCATTATGGAACATGTAATTACTGCGGAATATTTATAATTTTAACTTTCTTTCCACAGTCAAGTACACGTTGGAACGAATCCAAGAAAGATTTTGAGAGGAATGTTTGCAAAGACGCTTCTACAGAAGAAGCCATTGTCAATTTACCATTAGTGATAACTAAGTGGTAGTATCCATGATCGGGATTAGTTGCACCTTCGTACATGTCATATATAAATGATCTAGTTAAAAGTTCTTCGTCACTAGAGTACTTATATGTTATTGCTTCATCATCTTCCTTACATAATTTGGATTTAACAACGTCATCTTTGAAATATTCGATACGATCACAATCATACAATACCAGATCCATGAACGAATCGTCAATACGTGTTCTAGGTTTTAGGATTTTGGATTGTATAAGCGCCCTCATGTTGTTCGGCAACTTATCCAGTAAACATTTCTTGAAATCAATGAACGTGTTAAGAGCTAACTCGAAATACTCAATATTTGTGAATACATATTTGGAAAACAGAGTATTGGTTTTCACATAGATAACTTTATTAAGATCATCATTACGAACATTAAAGTAGATCTCGAGTCGATCACTATCTTTAAATTCAACACCACGAAGTTCCTTCACATAACGTAAGAAATCTGAGAAATCGATCTTGTAAAAGATATCGCGACCAATGGCTTTAACCAAACCAGCAGCTCCCGCATCTTTATGAATATTCAAAAATAGTCTAAGCTGTTCTTTGTTTTGAATTTCGATTTCTCCATCAGGTTCTGTACAGTGTTCTCCAGATTTGAATACTCGAATTCCGGAATAATATCCTTCTTTGCGAATTTCTTTGGACGGGATTGCTTCATCGGTAAAAGCTTTAATTGGATCAAAGGTAAGTTCTTTAATTCTATTTATGGCTTCCGATACTTCTTGCGTAATAGTCTTATTATCAAACCATACAGATGCCATAAGAGCATAATTTGACAAGTCCCGCAGTGTATCTGAGATGCTTTCGTCTTTAACCTTAGCTTCAGACTTAATAAGCGTGCGAAGACGTCCCATTTTGTCTTCCATACGAATAAGAGCTGCGATTAGCCCATATTCTTCAAGAGAAGATTCGAAAGAGTTTCCATAGTCAGCATTTTTATTAATAAATGTTTGTAACAGTTCGTCATGCGCATTTTGCATATTTTCTTTTGTAATTTTTGTCATTATCTGACTCCTTTAAATTTATTTTGAGAAAAAAAGAAAGGGTATAATAACCCTTATTTAAACCTTGAACTCACCATATTCCATACCTTAGATGTGATGATGTTAGTTTGTTCAAAGTTCAAAACAGCCGCCATACCAACGAAACTGACAACTGCCTGAAATGCCTTATCCCAAGTAATTGAGTATTTGCGTTCTTCATTCTTCAACGCAAGTAACTTCGCGTACTTGATAGTCAATTTCAGGACCTCATCAGTTGTTGTCGCGTAAGCCATCTCGACTTTGCACAACTCCATCTGCTTATCCAAGCCATCATAAAGTAAGTTCATTAAAATATCGTACATTATTTGTACTCCTTTCTTTTTTCTCATTATGGTATAAGTAATTCCTGCGATCATCTGTTTATAAGATTATTGATAAGGTTGTAGTCGGGTGCTAGCTGCCAAGATAGCCATACTGAGAATACTGTATTGAATAGTATCACGAATGGTAATGCAATATTGATATACACAAGAACCCGATTGGGTTTACTTTTAGCATAATATTTACCATCATACATTACCTTGTTCCAATTGTCGAGGTCGAATGAATCGGTTCCAAAGCTAGCTATAGTCACAAACACTAGACCAATAACTAAAATTATTGTTGAAATGATAATCCAATAGACCATTACATCATGCCATTTAGATTGTTCCTTAAGAACTTCATAAGAAGCAGCAATTTTGTCACCGTATTTGTCTAGAAATTTTACAACTTCATCAGTCATTACCATATTCCTCCTCCACAAGACGCTTGAATTGTTCTTCACTGTTCAATTCTTGCAGTTCTACATTTACTTTGTGGACGTTGTATACGGCTACGCCTGCAACAAATAAAGAACATACGGTACCGAACATAGTTAGAACCGCGGCTTTAATTTGCTCCCGAGCAACTCCTTGACGTAGCCCGTGTTCATAAGCCACTTGCATCGCTGGATCTTCGAAATGTACGCTTGGTTTTTGATTGTCTGTTAGTTTAAACATAATGTTACTCCTTTTTTATTTAATATCAATTCGCGAAAGAATTTCGTTGTATTCTTTTTCAATGATTTCTGCACGGTTAATTGATTCGATAATTTGTTTGGCAATAGAATATTTGTTTGGATATTCACTCAGTTGTATGGTCATAATATAATAAAGGTGAGATAGTTCCTTACATCTATTATAAGCGGCTATAACTGCACGGTTAGTTGATTCTGTATATATAACTAGCTTATCCAATTCTTCTACTTGTTTGGAATATGCGTAGTGGTAGATTTCCATTTGATCATACCATTGTTTGCGATGATTTCCGAAGAAGAAATAAATCCATAAGAAAAATGCCTCGATACGAGTTTTCATTATATTATCCTTTCAACATAAGTTTTGCGATTTCCTTGTCCTTAAGAAGTTGTTTGGCTGCGTACGGCATAACTAATTTGTTATGAATAGCTGATACACCAAGATATGATCCATAGAGTAGCAAAGAAAATGTGAATGCTCGAGATGTGATGTTTCTAAGAGCGTTGACATTCTTCTCAGAAAATAGAGCCAAATCAAGAGTAGATTTGTGATTTTTTAAAGCTAGTTCCAAAATTTTAGGATTGTCAGTGTTAATTTTCATGTTTATTTCTCCTTTTAATAATTTGTTTTCCATAGCGAGCTTTAAATTCTTCACGGAGTTCTGGTCGTCCGCATTTATCGAACCGGTCTTCATAATAACCAGCCCAGTCCAATAGTTCCTTCAAAGGTTCCATTTCAGAAATCTGGAATTGGTCCTTGTCAATATGATTATATCCGCAATAATCGCGAACACGTACAAATGCGTAATCGCCACCAAGCATAATCACAAGCTCGACAATTATACCGTTTTCGAACGGGTAATTGTAATGGGTCATAATCTTTGATTTATTTTGAATAATGAAAGGATTCTTCCTACCAAACTGAACCGGCCTAACATTTTTAGTCATTATATACTCCTTTTAGTTTTTATCCAATAGTCCATTCATCTTGTCGATGACATTTCTAAGTTCTTGCTTATCCTTCTCCAATTCGACAATGCGAATTTCGAGTTGATCAATATGCTTGTCTCGGTCGTTATCGCCGCGACGGTCAAGAACCTCAAATATACCTAATCCGAACAATACAAGTCCGAATAAGGTAAACAAAGCAATACTACGATTAATTTTCTTCATATAGTAATCCTTTCTTTATTGAAATAACATCGGTGGATATAACCCTTTAACCCAACGATCAGTTTCATCAAGCTTTTCTTTGGCTTTAGGTAAAGATTTAGCTTTATCAACAAATTCGTTAGCCTTAGCTAAATCATCAATTTCGAATATCGACTGGGCTGTACTTGAAGATACATCATTTTTCTCAGAAGTTTTAGGAAAATCCACAACGGTGTCGTATTGTTTTATGTCTAGATATCCATCGATACGGGATACTGATAATACAGGTTTCTTATCACGATTTTCCATATCGTAAGACAATTGTACAACATAACCGTTCGGGGTTCCATAGTAGAATGTCTTTAATTGACCGGCTAAAAGTCCCATATCTGGTTCCGTCCACATTTTACCGTCCTTCATTGGTGGAGATAGTGGAGAAATAGGTGTTTCTGGCATTAAGATTTACCTCCTTTGAATTCAATAATTAGTGTAGAATATACCATGTCCATATCATGGTCAATGTCATATGACCTGGTAACATCAATAGTAGCCTTATATCCGGCGTCATTTAAGTCAAATACCAACTGTTGCATGATGATATGGACCGGGAACGTATCCGAATTATCGTATCCATTTTCTTTTAGAATTTTACGAATATCGACAATACGTATATAAATTGGATCAGATATTGAGTTTATTAAGATTTCATTAATCCTATCAATAATAGAGTCATAATTAAATTCCTTAGTCAATAACACTTCCAATCGTTTACGGCCGATTTCCTTAATAGGAACAATTTTACTCACCCATGATCTCCTTTCTAGGTTCATACTTTTCCTTTAGTTCCAAGTACTTGTCATAGTAATATATGGCGGCTTCGTCACGAGTCTTCCATCGGTTCTCAATCATTTCGTATTGATGCTCCAATGAGAAGATCTTGTCTTCCTGCTTTTTAATTGTATTTTGATACACAACATTTTTGTCATGTAACTCAATGGAATATGCGAGTAGTACTATTGTAGAAATGACTACAAATGCACTAGTTAGACCCATTATCCGTCGTCTGATTCTTTTTCGCATAAGCTTCCTCCGCTTTAAAATATCGTGTGATTCTTAGAGAATCTACAGTTTCTGGATCCTTTGATCGATATTCCTTATCAAAAAGATCTAAAGAAAGTCTATCGATATAAATATCTGTAAACTCTTTAGAATGATTTTTTATAGACAATCCAGGAATAAAGAACATAGGATTGAAATACCAATAACCAAGATCTTCGTCAATATCAAACATTATGAATGGATTCTTGGCGGGATCAAATGTAACAATTGCAAATATATCATTGCCGTCACGAATCAATTTAGCTTCGGCAATTTTTTCATAAATAGCATTAACAAATGGAATATCTTGATGTTTTAAAATATTCTCCAAACCTTCCTCTGTCAAAGTATAATCCGACATTGGGATCTTACCATCCTTAATTATACAACCTTTATAATACATCGTAATTCCTTTCTAAAAAAAATAAAGGCTAATTAATAATTAGCCTCCAAAGATTTTAAATGCTAGATCACATAGTGTCTTGCACCAAAACAAGTCCCATAAAGTTTTGACTGCTTTCATAATGTGTTCCTCCTTTTTATTTCTTCATTATAGTACATGTAATTACTGCGAAACCAGCACAAGATGCCTAATACGAATCGATTGACCATAACCACGGTCTGGGTTTACAGTTATATGTTCTGTAGGATCGGTATTCTGAATTAACATACGATCGATAGTATTTGTAGTAACAAACATGTCCCATCTATACAGATCTAAACTAATGTCTATAATTGACTCGTTAGGGTCAAGTTTGTGAGGATGCTTTATGAAGAATTCGCCATACACCTCAATACCCTCAATATTTCTATTGTGAATATTATCATAAGCTAATAGCACATCATCCTCATTTACCAAAATAGATCTAACCCGATAGTCACTATCCATTGGTCTAACTGTCTTCAAAATAACACGAATGTTTCGTTGCATATTATAATCCTTTCTTTCCAAACAAATAAGATAGCACAAACGTAGCTATCCACATTCCTCCAATAGTAATTCCTAATATATCCATAATGCCCATTGCGGTAGTCTTCCTCGACCGCCGAATTTAAGTCCTTCCTGTGATAATAGTTCTTGGTAAACCATCGCTTTACCGTCTGTAAATATCGTATGATCATTTGGTGCTGAAATTATAAAATGTGGCAACTCTGAGTAGTCAACACCGTAGTCTAACATGTCGCCAATTGTGTGCACATATGTCTTTATAAGTGCGAAAGTATTTGGAAAATCTCTCGCACCAATAGAAAGCATCTTAACGCTAGATAAATGACGTTGTAGAGCATCTTTGGGCACATCTATGTAGATGCATTTGTCGTAAGACTTTTCTGGTATGATAACACCCTGACAATATACTTGGTTCCCAGACAAGACCATATCAATCTTTGTCCTGAAAGTGTCGTCATTTTGATTGTATACAACTTCAATCTTACGAATGTAGTTGTTATACGATTCGACAACTGTTGTATCTCGTTTCTTCTTTCTTTTGTTGAATACTGGAATCCTAATCTTATCAAATGGTGTCATAGAGTTTCCTCCCTATGCAATGAAGTTACCCTCCATAAATCATCCATTTCCAACTCTTCATAAACTACATGTATCCTTGGTTCTGGATAAGTTACTCCGTCCACTTCAGTAGGTTCTAAATCTTTAAATTTAATCGGATTTGGTATATCTAAGTAATACCCAGTTCGACATTTTATAATCCTTATTTTTAATAAATCTTGGAATGTCCATCCATAACCTTCGGTAATATTTAACCCGTTATATGATAAGTTACCATAAATATTCGAAACCTTTAATGGTTTGTTTACAGCCTTATTTAATAAAAATTCTCGGAAATATTCTGCAATTTCTTTAGTTTGCAATATCATCACAGGTAAATTAATATCAACTTTCATAATAATCCTCCTTTAGAACTTTATAGGTGTTGGTAAATCAAGCCAGTAACCTGAGCGATTGTGTGTGATAGGTGCTGTGCGGATCATTTCATCATCCCAGCCATGTTGTCGATCGTAGTTGTTATTAATAAAACCTAAAATAATCGAATAGTCACGACAATTAACCCATTGGTATTTCTTATACCAGTCAAGCATCTCTTTACGAACTTCCTCGACTTCTTCAGGTGTTGGTAGAGGTCGTTTCGGAATAGCTAGTGGTTGTAACAAACGATCTTCGTCTATGTTCATATTAGAACCTCCTTACAAAAAATAATGAGACGTGTTGCCTCAAGAAAAAAAAGAAGAATGCGGATTTGCGGCATCGTCACCGCACTTCTATACGTTGTATAGCTGCTTTCCTATTTCACTAAGCAAACCCTTCTTGTGTTTATATTCCTCTTCATTATGATATATGTAATTTCTGCGAAAAAAGAAAGAGGACTAATTGTCCTCAAATAACGTTGTACAATACACGGTACATGCTGATTTAGTTATTAATGCTATTGTCTTTAACATAAGTTTTACAGCTTTAATTCTAGAATAGTTATCGTATTTTAACAATTCCATCAGTTCATTCTGCACACCACACAACTTAACACGATTCACATGTAGTCGTCGCGTATATCTATCCATTCTTATATCGAATGGATTAGAATCCTCACAACTTTCTGTATATTTTTGTAAGTAGTATGCGTAACTTTTAATCCAATCAATTGTTAGATTTATTACCTCATCTAGGTTTTCTGTATCCTTTATATCCTTAGTATCAAAAGGCATATAATAACTAAAATCACTCAATCTGTGATATAATACTTCATTATGTTTAAATGTCATAATTGTTTCCTCTTTTCTTATTTCTTCATTATACTCTATGTAAATCATGCGAAAAAAGAATAGGCTGAGATAGCCTGTTCTTTAGAAACCTTTATTTTTCAAGGTCTTTAGCACGTAATGTAAAGTTCTCATCCGTTCGTTATGATCCTCTGCATCTTTTAGAATATAGCCTTCTTGCTCGAGCTTTTTAATTCTTCCCTCCTCAAGAACAGCATATCCCGCTAAACAGCGGAATCCAACTTCCCGTAAAATTCTTCTGAACATCATGTGTTCCTCCTTTTATATAATTAGTTTTTCATTATGTCCTGTGTAAAAAATGCGAAAAAAGAAGAAGCTATTACGCTTCTTTAAGTAGTTCGTATTTATTGTGAATTTCATAACAGATTCTACCCATTTCAATGGCTTCATCTTGATGTTCACTAGCATACTCAACTCCTTTTTCATAGTAATAGCTTTCATCTTTTTTACCACATATAGTCATAAGTTCCATACTAATTCCTTGTAGTTTAAGATATGTATCTGGATCGATACGTACTTCTTCACCTTTCGGTGAGCAGTAATCGAGTGTATTATTGAACTCTCGTACAGTATTGTCAAACTCTTTGATTTGTTCTTCGGATAATTCAGTTGTATCCCGAAGAAACACCATCAAATTATTTAAATACTCACGAATAGCCAATATTTGCTCAATACCCTCACGAGCGGCAATTTCAGTAACTTCGTTTCCTTTATAATCAACATATTTCAACATAGTAATGTCCTCCAATAATTATATTTGTTTTCATTATTGGATATGTAAATTCTGCGGTTGTTTTGAAAAAAAACAGGACCCGTGTAGGTCCTGCGATGTGGGTTTATTATTCTGATTCCGAAGATACTACTTTATCCAGAGTATTTTCTATATTTGAGGCTGATGCCAGTTGTTTAACTATGCGTTTCATTTCGTCATGTTCACGAACAATTCTAGCTAATATATCATGTTCTATATTATTATCGCCCTCGACACTATAACCGTTTGTTAGATTATATACTAAATAATCTCTTAATTTAATTCTTTCATAGTTAGAATAATCGTCTTTATGTTTATCTCCTTTATACCTAATAGATGCGTTCATCATCTTAGCATTATATAGCCATCTTGACCACATGCCATCGGCTTCTGCATTTAAAATACCATTCCATGCCAAATACTCGACAGCAGTCTCAAAAGTTCCTTCTACGGGGTTGTCGATAGTAAAATCGTTCATATCTGAAGGATCAAAATTATGAAGATTTTCAAACTTTCCTTCAGAACTACCAAACATATTTTTTTTTAATTCTTCTATATTAATAACCGTTTTAGCATCTAGTTTGTTATTACCAACAATTTCATCAACTTCAACTTCAGTAATTTCTATATTTGGAATTTTATTGATAAATACTGTTTCTGATGGATAAAAAGATTTTGAATTATATGGCTTTGAAGCACTAGATTTTTCATTCTTTATAGTAAAGAAGAATTTAAAACCTTCAAGCGTGCTCAATGTTAAATATACATCCCCTGTATAACCCGCTACAACTGGCTTAGCTAAGGTAATTTCTATAGGATTAGTGGCATTTTTAATTTCTTTAGACCATATTTGTTGGTCATTTAGAGCGGTTTTAACATTTGCATATAAAGTATTATGATCATTCTTTAAATACTTTTCCGGAACATGTACTTTAATAGTATCCATCCCTGCACGCATATCCAAAGTTGTATTAAGGATTACATTTTTTGCACTTACAACCATTATTTACTTTCTCCTTTTTCTTTTAATTGAGACAGTTCTTCCATGGCCTCAATATATTTTTGCTTATAATAAGCTCCTTCTGTTTTGAGAGATTCGTTCTCCCAAATTAATGTGGACAAACGTCCGAGCAACCCATTAACAGATCGCTCAATACGTTGATTTTCGTCCATTTCATAAATGTCTGGCATTCAGACCTCCTTATGTTATAGCTCGGACAATGGCACTCCTTATATAAGGATTTGCTTTGCCTTTAGCATAATGGTATCCGACAATACCTACAGTATATCCAGCTATCTGTGCAGCTAGTTTAATTTGTTTACGTCGACTCTCGGGAAGATTTTTCCAACGAGTTTTAAGGTTTCTAGCAGAGGTTAGTACGCCCCACTTCATACCTTTCTTCCCATAATGTTGGATTATATCTTCCGAGGAATCAACGTGAACTAAGGTATCATTATCATACAATAATACCATTAGTACCTCCTAGTATTTCGTACGACCGTTCTTCTTAACGTTAGAATATCGATTCTTAGGATTATTCTTCTTGTAATTATCGTCTAGACGTCCGCGTTCTTTCAAGTGAGCTGAGGCAACGTCAAGCAATTTCACAGTCTTAGAATTGTTATCCTTAATCTTGTTGATCTTAGACTCACGTCTAGAATACTTTTCGTCAATGGCCTTGCGTTCTTTCTTGTACTTACGCTTAGAGTCTTTCATGGCAGCTTTCGCTTTAACCAATTCAGATACACGTTTGTTACGGTAATCCAAAGACCTCTTAGTAGCAAGGTTGGATCCCACCGGTGATTTCACAAGAGCTTCCATACTTGCACGAGTAGAATGGATTGGGTGACGAGCATTGTTATATGTTGCCCTACCATAAGCTTTAGTATAATCAATAGCCTTCTTAACACCCCATTTCATTCCTTTCTTACCGTAATGTTGGATAACATCGGAAGAGTTGTCAACGTGTTGTAGGATTCCGTTTTCGTCAATTAGTTTCATAAGTTTTATACCTTTTTCTAAAAATTACAAATGCCCCGACATATCAGTAGCATCATCTAGATAATTGTCGTCCATCCATTGGTCTGATTGAGGGGAACCGATACGAGAATACCCATTCACTTTTTCATAGACACGAACTCTAGAGCCGGCCTTGAATAGTTCTTTCTCAGGTGCACCTCCATATGGTGCAGCTTCGACCCAATAATCCTCTGTGACAGTCGCTTCGTAGTAAGGTTGCTCTGATTTTGATAGTGGTTGACGAGCGTCCAACTCACGTTCAAATGTGTTCTGAGCAGATTGTACTACGGCGGGTGGAAGAGTAGCCTGAGGTTGTCCACCAGTGTATCTGTAGTAGTATACATAAGGACCTCCATTGATTTCCCAAAGCCAATCGTGATTGTTCTGACAAATTGTATTATACCCGTAGTTACAGTGAATAATGTTCTCACTATCCACAAACATACCGGTATGTCCTCCAGCTCCAGCAGAGTATCCCTTCTGTCCCCAGATAAAGATATCTCCGCGTTGTGTAGCAGTCTCTTGGTTTTCACCAATGAGCGTCCAACCATTATTCAACAACCAGTCATGCATTGACTCTGTTGAACATGGCCATGATAATTTAGGCATCCCTGCTTCGACCCCAGCAAAATACATGCTAGAACTACAGTCGAATGAACCAGGCCCGTTTCGGTAAGTCATGGAATATGTTACTCGATTTTCTCGAGCAAACATCCATGCCAACCATACATTAATATCTACAGACATAATATGTCTCCTTTCTATGTACCAATATACTTGTGATTTCGTCGTTCATTCCAAACAGCGTTTGAAAAGTCATTATTACCTACATTCCATCCTACATTGTTTAAATGCTCCCAACATCTCCATAGAGATTCCACAGAGTTACATAATCGTATCATGCTAATACCCTTAGAAAGTTTAGTCGGTTCAAATACGAAATGATATATACCATCTCGACCGCCAGAGAAAGCATGACCAAGTAATATTTTATCACCAAAGATTTCGGTTTGGTCGACGTTATCGTTTGCACGGAATATACGTATACCGGAGAAGTAACCAGTGTCTTGAGATATCGTCCCGATATTATGTGAAGTAACACCGAGGCCTACGAATACTCCTCCGTAAGTATCATCACTAAAGTGGAGAAAACCAGTACCGTCGCCTTTTCTACGGAATAACGAGTTGTTTGCAGTAGTAAATTCTATATTTGCCGCGGCGTTGAATCTCAGATAATTCCTATTCAAGTCAAATGCCAAACTTCCACTCTGAGATGCCAGAATTCCACCTCGAATATAGTTTGCACTCATTGTACCAGTCACAATGTTACTAGCATTTAAGTTTATAACATTAACTCTATTGGCGTCAAGAGTACCTGTAGTAACCTTACCAGCATTGACATTAGCGATATGAGCATCCTTGATAACAGCATTCTCGATCTTAGTATTACCGTCAAGCCAAATAGATGAACCTTTGATACGAACGTCTGTTCCTGTAGCGTTGATTTCAGATACAACGTCATTGTTACTGTTAAGGTTTTTAACAGCCCAAGATCCTGCGAGTTGAGTAACCCTAGTAGAGATAGAAGTAATAGGACTGTATGGTGCTTCTTCACCTTTATTCCACATTATATTACGGAAATATAATGAAGATGAATGGGTATACACTATAGCAAATCGAACGTTCTTACCAAGACTTCTAAGTTGAGTATACGCCATATTCTGAGAAATTTTTCGATAGTCTGGACCAGCCGCCTGTCTACCAGTAGCACTTACATCAACCGTCCAAGGACCAATTTCCCAACGTTTTTTATCGAAGTCGTAAAAACCATAATGAAATTGTTGAGACTCGGCAGCAGAGAAATAACCATTACCCAAAGGATTTACTCTCCATTCAAACGAAAGTGTCCATCTTTCACCAACTTTTATCTCATAGTTGTCCAGTGGTAATGAAATATACCAATATGGTTGGTTATTTGGTTCTGTCGTTTCAGCGCTAGGAGTTATAGTTCGAACAGGTATTGTGTAAAATAACAGTTCAGAGTCAACTCCAGTTGGGCGTTTAACAACATAAGGATTTGCAATATAAGTCAAATTCGTATTGATTTTTCTTCTATCGACAAGAATCCCAGAAGTCATATCAGCAAAATTATCGGTCGATAGAATATGGTTAATCACTTTAGGCGGTGGGTTTAGAACCGATCCCAAAACACCTCTAGCAAATACCTCGGTCTGGAATATTTCAGGAGTCATAACCATTCCTGTAACATTCTTTTTAACCTCGGATTCGTTTTTACCAATTATTCGTTCGTAAACACCAACTTGATCTTTGATCTTGTTGAATTCTCCGGTTTGTGGGAGGTCTCTAAGTTGAAGTAACGCACTCTCAGCTTTACTTAATGCCTGTAGTGTTCGTTCCTTGGAGTCTTCCTCAGCATCTTTAATCTTCTGTTCAACTTCTGCAAAATGAGTTGCCACCGTTCTGTTGACATCATCTTCGAAGTCGCTGTCCACAACTCGCTTCCATTTTGATCCGTCCCAAATGTTGAGCTGGACCTTACCATTACCCATGTCTTTATACCAAAGATCTCCAGTTCTGGCAGAAGTTGGTTGAGTAGTTTGGTAATTAATGATGTTATGTCCATCTGCTGTAAGGTTAACAATCTTGGACCACAAACCTCCGCTGTTGTAGAAGATGTTATTAACACTCTGTTCGACTTTTGAGTTAACGGTCGACGTCAAAGACGATCCATAACTTGTCGATCCTTTACCGTTATCAGAGATTACCATTGTTTTAATCTGTTCTTTTAGAACGTCATAAGTTAACTCGCGGACTTTAAGAGTAGTGGATAGGTTCCATTTGGACACCCACACATCGACAGTATCACAAAGACCAATAGTCTCTAAACGATTAATAGTATATTCGTCAAATAAATTACTATCTCTAAGAGCTGCCATCTCGACAGTCATCTGTATACTAGGAATATCACATCCAGGGTTTCTAGATGTGAAATAGTTTTTAGCGGCATTGTCGACCTGAGCTTTTGTGATCTCATGATCTCCGTTACCTTGACCAGTATTTTGAAAATCACTTGAGAAATCTACAGGTCGCAAGTTCTTTTGAGAATATGAGTTATAGTACATTGACTTAACAACGTCACCAAATACATAAATCTCTTGTTGATCATTTCCATTACCTGTACGTTTAGTATACTTAGCATAAGGTAATATAGCAGTGAATTTACCTTTGAATGATACCTGAGTCTTAAAGTTCTCCATATTCTTTCCTAAACGAATAGTAGTAACATTTTGTTTACCACGATTTCTAAGGAAATGAATATAGTTGTTTGTCCGTTTTATCTCGCCTCGCCATAAGTCAATAAGGGAACCTTCTTCTCCAGATAACACGCTTTGCATATTCCGAAGAAGAAACTCGAAGTCCTTTAGGTTATCGGTTATGTCTGTATAAAACTCATAAGGAACTGTTTCTGGACCACCAACAACATTTTGTTTAGCCAGCGCAAATGCTGTAGCCGGAGTACCTTTACCTTTAGCCGCTTTTACCAGCATACCATTTAGGTCATCCGTGATTGTCACGCATTTAGCTTTTATTGTCTGGTCTTTGGTATTCTTTTCTACCTCATAAATACGAAATGCATGAGGCAAATCAGTATCATTAGGCTTTGCTAGAATATACCGGTTCTCTTTGATTTCATTAAACCACTGACCACTGTATGGATATGTGAGTTCTAACTCGAATTCTCCATTACGAACCTCATGAACCTCACACTCAAGAGCGTCCCACAATACACCAATACCATTCGACTCAAAGTCTCGTTCATATTGTTCATAAAGTATAGGTCTCATAGCAGATCCCTCCATCTAGGAATCATTTCGACAGTACTAATTGCACCATTCCAATTGATTTGTACAGATTGTTCCGAGGGCATGTGCCAAAAGTCCTTTGATTTACATTTATGGTTTGCATTTGTGATAACCCCATTGTTATTTCGATATACGAAGTACTTCTCACAGTCGATATAGATGTTTCCTTCTACACCTGTGAATATCATCTTCTTATATCCAACAGTCATATCCAAATCGCCATTACCAATTATACGGAATAAAGGTTTGGCATCGGACATTCTAGGATTTCTCATCCATCCTGCCTTAGGAATATTCCACCAAGAGTCAATAGTATCCACATAATACTTATATGGTTGTACCTTGATCTTTAGTTTGAATACCATGGCGCCATTATAGTACCATTTGTTTTCAAATGTTGGCGCTTCGGTTAGTATACACAAATATACCTTTTCGGGGTCAAAATATGGAGTCATCTTAAACTCGTATTGACCGAACTTGAAGAATTTATAGATCCGATTTCGAGCTGTGGAAATAGCTGCAGGATCATCTACTCTTCCTCCATGATAAAGAAGAGTAAGTTCTACTTCAGTAGCTTCATATCCTCCATCATCATAAATCAAGAACCCATCATAGCCAGCAGGCTCTTTATGAACCTGCCGACGTTTGGGTGCTTCGATATCGGGACGATCTTGGATAAGTATCTTTTCAGTAGATGAATTTACTTTATTAATAAGAAATTCACCTGGCTTCAAACTTACCAAGCGATTTCCTCCCCTCTAGAACGCAAAGCTGCGTCACGCATATTCTTCAATTCATCCTGAACCTGACGGGCAAGTTCTTTAGGATTAATTGGTTGATTACCTTTATTCTCAACACTCACATTGACAGTGTATGTGTCAGAATTAGTAATCGTTGTGTTGCCATTTTGATTGAACCTATCAGTGTAACTTGATGGCAAGGTCAAGTTACCGTTCATCTTACCAGAAAGATTGTTCATGTCTTTCAGAAGAGATCCATCGAATACTGGTTTGACTGTTGGTTGAATAGTCATGTCAATGTTGTCCATAAGGAGTCCAGATAGACTATCGTCGACATTCAGAGCTTCAATGGCTTGATTGGCCAAACCTTTAGCAGTTCTGAAGATTGCAGATCCAGTATCTTTCAAACCAATCTCGAAACCTTGTCCCGTGAATTTACCAAGAGCTTTAGTAACCCGAGATGGTGAGTGGATATCCAATGCTCTTCTGATTGTTGCTGCGACATTGGATGCAATTGCAGAAGCAGTAGCGTAAATAGATCCTGCAGATGCTGCCAAACCATTCGCAAAACCGTAACCAGCATAGCTACCAGCAGAACTCAATGATACAGACGATGCACCATTGTATGCTGAATGAGCTAAACTAGAACCAGCGCCATGAGCAGATCCTGATTGTGAGGAAATACCGCTAGCCACAGATCCACCGAAGTGGGAACCAAGAGAAGTACCTTGATTGAACACTCCACGGATAGAGTTTACAGAACTGTTTGCCACACTAGAAGATGATCCCGTAATAGAACCAGAGCTTCCAGAAATACCGCTAGCAATGCTTGATCCAAATTGTTGTCCAATGGCTCCGCCTTGAGAGAACGTACCTCTTACAGAATTTATGGACATGTTTGCGCTTGACTGAGCGGCAGATGTAATGGCTCCAGACTGAGACATTAATCCTGTAGCAATTTGTTGTCCAAACTGAACGCCGATTTGTTGTCCTTGTTGGAAAGCCATTTGAGCAGCCATAACTGCTTGTACAGCTAACTGTTGGACCGCCATAATCACCATAGGAGCAGAAGCCATAATACCTTGTCCCAGAGATTGTCCAAACATCATAGCGCCTTGTGCTGCTTGTTGGAACGCCGCAGGTACGGTTTGTAGAGCTGCTGCAAGACTAGGAACAATCGCTCCGAGTTGAGTAAACCCAGCGACCACCGGCATAATTCCAGAAGCAGACATCATGATAGATGGAGCTAACATAGAAAATGCAGCCGCTAATGATGGGATAGCCGGAGCAAGTGTGGTGATTGGTGTTTGTAGGTTCTGGAATGCTGAGGATACTGTAGGAACTGTTCCAGCAAGACCTGCTAAAGCAGCATTCATCATGATAAATCCAGTAGACATCGCCATGATACCGCCAGCAGAACCAGCAAGACCAGCGATAACTCCTTTAAGAGAGCCTAAATCTTTTGTGAATCCTACAAGGTTACCAGCATATGACGCAGAACCCAATCCGGTTACTGCCGCAGCAACAGCTGTGATACCAGCTGCTCCAGCAATACCATCTTTAGCGATAATTGATACACCTTGTGCAAACAATTTGAATCCTTGTCCGGCATTCTTAGCAGCATTACCAACAGCATCGATAATAGATGCTACTCCTTCAAATGCAGACTTAATGCCATCACCAATTCCACGGAATACTTCAGCAACTCCTTGTAGAGCGGCTTTAACACCTTCTCCAAATGCCTTGGCAGCGTTACCGACACCTTCGAATACAGATTTAATAGCATTACCAACAGACTCGATAATAGAACCGATACCTTGGAGTACTGACTGTATTGCTTGTCCAATTCCTTGGAATATAGATGAAATGGCATCGCCAATACCTCTAATAACATTCGCAAATCCATTAATTGCCCCAACAATACCATCTATAACAGATTGTACAATAGACGCAATAGACATGAATAATGTTTGTAATGTATTAAAGAATGATTGGATTGTATTACCGATTGTGGTAAATACGGACTCTATAGTCTGTACGATTTGTATAATAACATCAGCAATAGATTGAACTATTGAGGTTATGGACTGGAATAACTGGATAAGCACATCGGCCACAGATCTGATTATGCTAGCCAAACCTTCAAACAACGCAATAAGAGTTGCAGCGATAGGTTCCAAAATAGGAGCTAGAATATCAGATAACCCTTTAAGGATATTTATAATAAAGTCCACAACTGGTTGTAAGACTTTAACAATACCCTCGAGCAAAGGTCCGATTAATTTCTCAAGAAGAGCCAAGCAAATATCAAGGATAATCTTGAACAACTTCTCTAACGCTGGAACCAATTTGTCTTTGGTCTTAGTTAATGAGTTCGCAATAGATTCTGTTAATTTAATGGCAATCTCAATACCTGTCTGTACCAAGATATCCGCATTTTCCATAACAGATTTTGCAAATTCAGTTAACAATCGAACGGCTGCTGAGAATAATTGTGGCATAGCCTCCGCCATACCGTTTAAGAAATTAGTAATTAACTCAACACCGGCTTTGACTATATCTGGTAATAGTTCTGCTAATCCATGAAGGAAGTTTCTAACTATCTGCACACCAGCAACAACCATAGACGGGCCTCTAGCAGCTAATGTTTGCATAGCCACATCAAGGCCTTCGACAATTCCTTTGAATGCCCCCGGCGCAACTTTTGCTAATGTTGCCAATGCTGTTGCAAATGCTAGGAAACCTAGACCAGCAATAAGAATGGACGAAGCGGCTAGAACACTAGATACCCCAAAGCTTAGAAGAGCTCCAGATAAGGCAGCTAAACCACCCGATAGCGGTCCTGCCAAAGCAGCGGCTCCTAGTAATATAGCTAAATTACCCGCAAGTGCAAGTAATCCTACCCCTACAGCTACTAGGTTAAGTGTCGATAACATATAAATTGGAACTGCTAATAATACTAATGATGCAGCTAGAAGTGCTAGTTTACCAGCAGCTGAAGCAGGTAGGGCAGAAATAGCTTTCATTGCTATGCCTAATGAGGCCATAACCGCAACCATAGCAACTGTTGCAGCAAGGATACCTTGCCAAGGTTGTGCTGCTACTTTGGATAATGACTCTCCGGCAGCATAAAGAACCGCTGACAATGCTACCAACTCGCCAACATCACCATCGATATTGGAAGTTTTCTTTAATACTATGATTAACATCGCCATAACGGCTACTATAGATCCCATTGCCAAAAGTACACCTTGCCAGCTAAGAGCAGCTACTTTTTCTAGAGTCTCACCTATTGCCCGTAACAGACTCGCAAACGATCCTAGGATACCCGCAGTAGCTACTGCTTGTTGCACAGTACCCGACGTCTTAGATATGATAGCCGAAGCGGCAGCAACGGAAAGTAATACTCCCGCAACAGCAGCGGTAGCGGCTAACAAATTAGCAGGTTTAAGGTTAGCTAGTTGTTGGAGTCCCTGCATCACCACAAATAACGTAGTAACTAATGCTACTAAGGTTATTAGTGCTGTAGGATTTAACTTAACTCTCTTCAACATATGTGAAGCGCCGATAAGAATACCTAATAGAGCAGTAATTCCAGCAAAACCTTGTACTAGACCCATAGGATCCATATCAGCAATCTTCTTAATAGCTAACGTCATTAAGAAAATACCACCAGAGAATGTGATCATAGAGAACACTGCTGTAATGCTTGGTTTAGCACCTTGTAAAGCATATGATGCAGCAATTAACCCCGCGATCATAGCGGCTACTGCGGTCATAGCAATTCCTAGACTATCTAGAGGTAATTTAGCTAGTGGTAATATAGACTGTGTTAATATAAACACAGAACCAGAAAAGGCAATAAGACTAAAAATAGCAGTCATATTAACTTTAACACCAGATAATACTCTAGTTGCTCCGGCAAGAACTGCTAGTAAAGCACCTACACCAGTCATAGCCGGTATAGCTCTTTCTGGATTGATTTCAGCGATATCTTTAACTGATGATACCAATCCTTTTATAGCTATTACGAAAGCAATCATTCCGAACATTGCACTCATTTTGATCTTAACACCACTCATCATTCGAGAAGCCAAGACCAAAGCACCCATCAATCCGATAACACCAGTAAATCCATCTACTAATCTTGCCGGATCGAGTCGAGTGACGTCCGCCATAGCCGAAACTAAGACTTTCATCATCAACGCCATAGTTATCATTGAGAATATTGTCGAGATAGGGACTTTAACTCCCTTCATCAACTTCATAGACATTGACATAGCCATCATTAGTCCGCCAACAGCTAACGCTGATCTTATCATTTCTTCCCATGAGAAATCTTTCAACGCATTCATTGCTGAGGCTAATATTCTCAAAGCTAGAGCCATTCCAATCATTTGGAATATGGATGTTTGAGCTTGTCCAGCTCTAGCCATACCTTTCATACCCATGACCATGATTTTCATAGCACCGAATAATCCAAGCAAAGCGTTACCTACTTGTTCGGTATCGAGTTCTGCTATTTTCTTCATAGCGCTAGCGAGTATTTTCATAGAGAAAGCCAGAGCCAACATTGTGGTGGCACCACCCTTAGGCATACCTGCTGCAATTGCGGACATCTTCTTCATTCCGGACATTAAGATCAAGAATGCCCCACCAACACCAATAAGTCCTCTAGAAAGAGATGGCATATCCATTTTGGATAGCTCTTTGATCGAAAGGGTTAAGATACCAACTGCTGCAGCAATAAGTAGTAACGAGGTAACATTTACCATATTAGTAAATGCATTCAATGATTTACCAAATCCATCGAAAATTTCTATGAAACTATCTTTAAATGACTTAGCATCATCTGTGAATTTACCAAGTACTTCTTTTATATTACCGAAAATCTTATCGACAAGGCCTTCTTTTAGACTTGTCCCTTTGATGTATTTGTCAATAGCAAATAAGCTGACAATAGCCGTTGCTAAATCGGCAGCATGAATATCTTTAAGGAATTCGCCAATCCCTTTAACAAATCCTTTTAATTCATCATAGACTTTACCTAGAAACTCGCCTATCTTACCGAACGTATTTCCGAGAGCATTCATTACTCCAGAAGCGCCATCGGATACATAGGTCTTTAGTTTATCAAAGAATCCTCCTTCAGCATTGAACTCTGGAATCTTGAATTCTTTGAACTTCCCAGTAATAGCAGAAAATGCACTACCAATAAGATCAAAGACTCCTTTGATAATCGCACCCATCGATTTGAATAAGCCGACGGATTTAATTGATTGTTCTAACTTTTCGGTGAACTCTCTAATTTTACCAGTAATATCAGCAAGGGTACCAGTAAAATCTTTGAAACCGGAACCGTCTCCGCCAGTAAATGCCGAGAAGAACTGTCCGATTATGGTTACAGCTATCTTGAAAATGGATATTAATATACCAAAGACGTTTCCGATTGTTTTACCGATATTGACAAATCCGGTCATAACATTGTTTGATTGGAGCAGTCCATTTAAGAATTGAGTAATTCCGTCAGCGATTTGTTTAAATGTTAGGATTAATCCATTTCCAGATCCAGAAACAGAACTAATACCAGATGCTACTTTTCCAAGAACGGTTCCTACAAATTCAAATGCAGTGCCAAAGGCTCTACCAATAGATTTAAGAGTACCTTGAATATAAACATTCTCTGCTAAAGATTTAGTAAAATCTCTAAATTTGAATGTCAACTGAGTTAATACTGCAGCCGATTCTTGATATGTCCCGATTACATCACGGAATCCTTCTCTCAAACTAGATAATGAATTAACAACAAACTTAATAGAATTTGTAATCCCGTCGAATAATGCTTGTTGTCCGCCCATGTCTTTCCAGGTCTTCAACATAGCATTTCGATAGTTACCAAGCGAACGTTCCATTTCTAGAACGGTATCGAAATATGTTCCTTGGTCGTCTTGTAAAAATGGATTTACAATATTACCAATATTGGTCCACATTGATTTGGCTTCTTCGAATCCACCAAGCAAATATTCCCAAGATTGAGCCCATCCAGAACCAATCGCTTCTTGAACAGTATCCACTAATTGTCCAAACGACTTAACTTCCGTGGCCGCCTTGAGCATTTGTTCATCGATAGACATTTCCTTCAAAGTCGCAATTAAGACTTCAGAAGTTAACCATCCATCTTTCAATGAGTCACGGAAAGATTTAGTAGTGTCACGAGCTTGGCCCATTTTCTCTGCCATAGCGGTTAATCGATCTTGGAACAGTTTACCACCCATACCAGCATTTACTACAGAGTTCCAGTCCTGAAGACCTACTCTACCAGATGCTAGTGCTTGTGATAACTGATACATTGCCATTGATGCTTGTTGGGTGTTTGATCCTGAAGCAGCGGCCAAGTTTGAAATACCTTTTATCGCAGTGGCAGAATCTTCCAATCCAACACCGGCTGCAGTAAAGGTACCAATGTTTCTTGTCATATCCGCGAATGAGTAAACCGTCTTATCCGCATATTGGTTAAGATCTTCCAATGTTTTAGAAGTCTTACGCATACGCATTGTTTGATCGGGGATTTCCCATTCAGTATTGGTCATGATAGTTTGAATTGATCCGAGCTTATCTTTATACTCAGTCAAACCATCCATAGGTCCTCTAAAGAATTGAGACCCAAATTGGATCGCTTTGTTCATCATGTTTGCTAAGACATTACCCATAGCAATATCCATAACAGAAAGTGAATTCTGAACGGATGCTGAAGCATATGAGAATGCGCTAGTCAAAGGATTCAAGTTTATCCCGCCAGCTTTTGCGTTAAGTTTATCAAATTCTCCAGAGGTTCTCGAAAAGCTGTTACCATCATCAGTCTTTCTAAATATACTCTTTAATCGAGCAAGAATACTACCGGTCTTACTAGTTTTGCTAGCCACATCAGTATTCATTTGATCTATGGATCTTCCAGCCCCGCTAGTGTCCATATTATCAGTATTTCGTTTAAAGATATTTCTAAGACGAGATAATAGGCCGTTCGATTTTTCTGTTGAACTTGAAATCGCCTGATTCATTTTAGCCATGTCCTTAGCAACATTATCAGCAGCTCCTTTACCGCTAACCTTAGCGAAAGCCGCTTTTAGCTTATCTAATGCTGACATTGTGTCTTGTGCATTTTTAGTAAAGCCTTTATTGTCTAAGGTGACTTTGGCAATTTTTTCATCAACATATCCTGCCATATTGTCTCCTATTTAATCATTTCTTCTAAAATTTTACCTACGCGAGATGACCATACATCATTTATCGCTTGGGTAATATATGGTCTAGGTGGAACATACCCACCAGTTCCTGTTCCGTGACCATAGTGAATTATTCGAGCGATTGAAACTCCTTTGTTTATGTTGGAGTTTGTTATCTCTATAACAATATTGTTACCATTTTGATTGATTGTATAATCCCAAGAAGAAGCCGTCTTTCCGCTACCAACGGGAGTCGTCTCCGACAATCTATTCGTTAACATCTTAGCCAACTCTTCTGCAGGACCAGAATTCTGTTTCTTAACGGTACGTTTCAACCAAGCTTCAATATTATTGAAATCTCCACTAGATGTTATTTGCATTCTGTTTCTCCTTCTCTTCCATCTCTTTATACAATCGAGCTTCTTCGGCTCGACGTTGTTCAATGATAGATCTTTGCTCATCCATAGCCTCTGTCTTAGACATCTTCTCTGGCGGAGCTTGTAATGAGTTAACAGTATTAATCAACAACATCAACTTGTTTAGATTTCTATTTTCCCATTCAAATGGTATTCCATTAATAGCCATATGAGCATATAGTATCTCTGAGGTAAACACGGACTGTCGTTGTCCAGCTTTAGACTTCTTTTTACTTTTAGGTAAGACCGTTGCTGATGGTACATCCTTATAGATATATTGTATGATCCTGTTATACTGATCCACATCTAACCGGTTAAAGTCGAAATTCTTATCAGTACACATTATCTTAATAAAATCTAAAAGTTCGTCATCAGTAAGATCCTTGTTATCAAGAAATCTCTTCTTATGTTTTGATTCCCACTCATCTAAATTCTTTAGAGTGTATCGAAATTCTACTTTTTGCTTAGGTCTATCAATGAATCTTTGGTTCTCATCGTCAAAAAGCGACAAAGCGTCGACTTCGATATATAAGAAATCGTGTTTCATAGATCATACCTCAATTTAAAAAAAAGCCGATGAGTAATTCCCATCGGCGAAACGATTAGCCTTGTTCTAATGCTTGCTTATTAACGAGTTCGTCCAATCCTTTAATAGATGAAAGAATTCCTTTAACAAATGTTAGCATAGAGGTTTCGTTTTCATGAAGATCTTCGATCAATTGACCAAACGCAAGAGATTGTCCAAATTCATCGCGAACTTCTTTGTTCTTGACGAACCTGTCGCCTTCACGTTTACCATAGGCGGAAAGGATAAGATCCTTGAGGAGAGCGTACAAAGCGGTCAAATCTTCGTTCTTTTGAATTTCGTTGATACGAGCTTCAATCTCCTTACCGCCATGTCGTCCTTGGAATTCAATCAGCTCAATACGAGTAAGATTGAAATATTCTTCAGTGGTCACTGGACCGTCAAAACCTTCATAATTGATTTTTTGCTTTAACATGTAGTTCTCCTATTCGATTAATTATTTAAGCAAGTTGATAACTTCTGCTGGTGTAGGAAGTGTAGCATTTCCTGTTTCATCACCATAGACTTTAGCAATGAGCTTCTTCCATTTAGTAGCTTCAACTTTAGTAGAATCAACAGTGATTACTGAAGTTGGTTTGAATCCTGGTACGTCTACTGGAGTAGAAGTGATTGACCATGATGGATTTGCTGGTTCTGGACTATCAGACACTGTTTGGTGTTGACGTTCAGATGGAGCAGCTTTACATCCGTACCACAAGTGAAGTTTAGTTCCGTATTCGTTGAATTTAACTTCGTTACCAATGATTGATTGGTATGCGAAACCAAACGGACGACGGTTTTGTTGGTGAGCGTTAGCACCTGCTACGATTTCAGCCATACCGTCACATTGGTCGAATTCTTTAGGTGAGCTAAACGCTTCGATAGTACCTTCGAAGTTTTCTGCACCAGTCAATGAAAGGTATTTAATGTTATCAGCGTATTGGTCATTCGCTTCAGCACCACTTGGAGATTCTTGAACGTTAGTCAAACCATTCCAAGCAACACCTTGGTTGTATGTACCAGTGTCGCCCATAACGAACAAGACACCTTTGGAAACACCAGTTTCATAAATACGAGAACCAGTTTCAAGATATTTAAGTTCAGCCATTATTTAAATCCTCCTAATAGCTTTGTGTTATAGTAAGAATTGAGTGATACAAATTATCAATAACATAGTTAGAATCGAATGTAACATTTTGGAATTTCTCCATAATATCCTCTACTACCGGCGAATCTGGTAGTTTCGAGATAACTGTTACTTGATACATATCTCTATGAAAATACCGAACGTCATCTGCAAACCTAGACTGCTTGTCGGAAAGCTTATAGACGACGCATGGGTATGTGATTTTTGTATTTGACGTTGAATTGTAATAGAGAGCATAGCCGTGTTCTTTTAAAACTTCACGTAGTTTCTTATCCAGAAAATCTCGACGATTTTTAACCATTATAGACTCCTCCTAATGTAATGTGAATTCTTGGTGATTTAATATCGAAAGACTCAACTTTCCATTTAACACCATTATATTCCACATATTTTAGATTTGCAATGTTGCTCATGAAGAACTTATTAATAACAAGGGAGATTCTGTTATTGTTTAGCAAATTATCATTAGTGGATTTGTCGCTATTTTGATTACGCCAAGTCTGACTAAGAAGCTCTCCGCGAAACTTCTTGGTCACGACTTTACTCTCAAAAACGCTGGGCATGTCTTCGCGCTCGACTTGATCAAGTTCAAACCCAGCGATGCCCGTTAGCTTCATGATTAGCCGCCAGGAACTACAGCTGCAGCTTCTTTAGGTGTGAAGTACACAGCCGCTTTAGCACGTACAAGAGCACCTGAAAGACGAGCTTCAATCAAGTATTTCTGCTTGTTGTAGTCGATATCGAAGTCTTCGAATGAAGTCACTTGACCGCCTTGGTTTGTGCCTACTTGGTAGTCTGCCAAGTTAACCATGATCATTTCATCTTCCTTCAAGAAGTTAGTTTCAACGATTTCTTTAACACCAAACAGTGAAGCGAGGTATTCTGTAGTAGCAGGTTGTTGTCCTCCGAATACCCATTGTTCGTTCTTGTTACGCAAGAAGCGAAGTTTAACCAAGAATGTTGGGTTTACATACAGGGTTGGAGTTCCTGAACCATGCATCTTAGTCTTTTGGTTAGCGACAGTTTCGAAGATATCAAGCAATACTTTAGAGTCGTATTTGGTCTTGATTGTGTAGAAGTCGTCGTCTTTAGAGATTGGACGAATCTTAGTTTCATCGATCTTGTCTTGTGAACCAGTAGCACGTCCGTCCCCAACAAGGATTGCTTGAGCGATTTCATCGTTCAGTTTCATACGCATTTCTTGTTGGAAGAAAGCAGCGACGTTCAATTGTTGACCCATGTCGATAGCATCGTCACGGTCGATTGATTGTTTCTTGTAAATTGTCTTAGGATCTGTCTTACGAGTAAGGAAAGAAATGATTTGTTCTTTCTTTTGATTACCCTTGATGTAACCTTTCGCACGAAGATTTTCTTCAGAAAGATCTGACAAGTCTGACATGATAGACTTAACAAAAGCAGTAGGTACTTTTGTAACAGCACCAAGAATGTGTTCAGTAGCAGTGTTGTTTGAGTAAATTACTTGTACTCCACCACCAGTAAGAGTGTGTTCTGGGAACAACAATTCAACGTTGTTCATTGAATGTTTCAGTTCGTCTTGTCCCAATTCGGAAAGCACGTGAGAAACTTTACGGCCAGATTCTTGAGCAACTTTCATTGCATGAGTAAGTTGATCCTTAATGTTAGCAGCTTGGCTATGAGTGAGAGTGTCACCTTCGAAAGCGTTAAAATGCATTAACTTTTCTCCTTCATTGTCGTTTTGTTCGATTTCAGAGGCATCGTCTACTTCTTCATCGATGTCCTCTTCTTGAGCAGCAAGTTCGTCAATTTCATCAAGAACTTGTTCTGCAGCAGCTTCCGCAGCGCTTTCAGCAGCGGCGTCAACGATAAGTGCGACTGCTTCTTGTTGTTCTGGAGATAATGTCTCAAGAACAGCATCGAGTTCGCTAGCGGCTTGACCTTCATCAGCATGCTGAATGCGATCTAGCAGTGATGGTTTATCCTTCTGATCTTGAAGAATGATATCTCGAGCAGAATGGATGATTTCATTAGATTCCATAATGATGGTTTCCCCTTCCTCAGGATTTTCGGAATGTCGAATGACTTCCGTAATTACAGCACCAGGATTTGCCCCGGCAATTACCAATGATACTTCATAGATATTACCATGAATAACGTCATTGGATGGCGTACGCTTAATGCGGTTAGCCCCAATCGACATTGACATGACATCTCCATGTAGTACCAACTCTTTAGCAGCTTCAGCATTTGGTGTAGAGTTGAAGTAACCTTCACAATACATGCCTTCACTGTCTTGATGGAGTATTACGTGTCCAATGACGTTTTCTGGGGTGCTAGGATCATGCGACCAAACTAGCGGAACCTTTTTACCGTCATTATCCTCGAAAGCTCCATGCTTGATAGTGACTCCATCGGTACAACGCAAATCATTTCGTGTTGCATACCCGGCAAAGTCATAAGCTGGATGAGTTCCCATGTGTGTCCTCCTATTTTATTTGCTTGGATTTTGAAGTTTCTTACTGTTCTTCAGGTGGGTAGTAACCCTCTTCAGTTTCAGCATAATCTCCTTCAGGGGACTCAGCAGACCCAGGCAAAGAATACCCTTGATTAGAATCAGCGATGTTACGGTTATAAAGTTCATTAGCCAAAGGATTGGATGATGGACCATAACCAATAATAGCGCGGAATTCATTAGGCGTAAGAATAGAATTTCGAAGAAGCGTATCACCGATGGTTGCTAGCTGTTCAGTAGGAACGAGTTTGAATGGATCAGTATAGGTCACAATACGATGTCCTTGTGTGTATCCTGTTTTAGTGATATACTTTCTTTGGAATTCTTCTTGTATTCTTTTAGTAATCGGCTCGATAGTACGTGTATAATAGTTTTGCATTTCCGAAGCGGACGCAGTACCATTAAATACGTTCTTTGTTAAACCGATTTGATTGAGAAGTTCCTCCGTTAAGTATTTTATCTCCTCCATAAGAGTAGAAGAAATTTGTCTTGTTAACTGAGTGATCTTCTCTTCTGACGAAATGTATGCAATACCAAGATTCGAATCTTTTAGCTGATTTTCAATCGCTTTAATACGATTTTCGGCTTGGTCTTTGTAAACATCTGCCCGAGTAGGATATGGTAATTGGAGAATCATGTTCAAACGATTAGATACCAACTCCAAATCCTGTTTGTCCAAAATTGATAACTTTTGGATCAATCGATCCATAGTCGGATTTTCATTTCCGAGAATGGAGTTTAAGGGATTCTCAATAATCGCTACCATTTTCTTAGGCACAATTATTTCAGAGAAGTCTCCTTTGTTTTCGTTATATACTCGAACACGTATTCTTGTAGGATACCATTCGAGAACCTTTCCCACCCTCATAGATGAGATATTATACGAATCAGACGTACTGGGATCTATATCAGCAGTCATAGGAACCACAGCAACTACACCCTCATCAAATAGAGAGAATACTAGGTCATGGAAAAAGTCCGTACTAGTCTGGTCAATATTAGCTTCTACTTCAAACAAACGTTGTAAACTAGATGTTTGAACAATTTGATTTTCAGTAGAGTCGTCAGTACCATAATTTACGATCTTGACATGCTGATATGTTACCATTGAAGCATCCATAGCAATCCTATTAAAGATCATTGATGCGATCGAAGATCGTTTATATGTCCTTTGTGGAATTGTACTATTCGGATTTAACGCTCGCGGTTCAAAGGTTTGCTGATACTTAGGATCGGTTTCCCTAAGACTGGGTTCGTTTGGCTTCTTTGCAAACATACTCCAAGCATGTCTGACGTTATCCATTATTCCCATATTGCTCCTTCGTTGCGATTTAGTCAAATAGATCTCTGTGGCGGGTATAAGCCACCCAAGCATCTATTAAGGCAGCTACATTATCGATCTTCTCGGATGCTCTCCGTTTAGACAATTTGTAGTTACCATTGTTGTCTTGAAGTGCGACAGCGTTACCCATCGCAAACTTCATTAGTTCTTCATCGAATATTAACATTCGATTTGAAGCTAGATTTTTAAGTTCACCCATAGGTACACTTTCGGTTTTAGCACCTTGAATAACTTTTTCGATACCGAATTCACCATTATCTCGTATCCATCGTTGAACGAAGTCACGAGAATTGTATGGGTCATAACCCAGAGTATAAACCACATACTTATGTTCCAAAATGAAATCATAAAGGTCGTCATAAACTCTATTCATATCTAAAAGCACTCCAGGGATAACCACAAGGGTACCTTCTGCTATCAATTCATCATATTTATTACGCATTGCGGCAGTGAGCTTCTTAAGTTTGGCTTCGGATACATATGATTTAGTTTTAACACCGAATCTACCGTAGCCAATTGGAAACAGGAATGTGAATGCACAGAAGTCATCCCCTTGAGATAAGTCGGCGCCCATTGAGCAGACGAGACCATCAAAGTTCTGAGGTCTGTGTAATTCTGTTTCCTCATAGACAAAGAAATATGTAAAACCTTCAACCGGAATACCGAACCTTTTAGCAAGAATATCGGCTCTTGTTGCAGGTTGAGTTTCTGCACGTTCAACATCAGCTTGATATGTCTCATAAGAAACTGTCACACCGAGGTTAGGATTTGCTTTAAGCCAGGTCTCTGGATACGGAACCTCACGAACATCGTCCAAACGATAGTACCATATAGATACATGAGGATTGTTGTATCGACCTTCTAGTATGTCCATTAACTCCATTTTGATTGTATCACCAACACCATTACGGGCTGTACCTTCTGACGAAGTAGCGACAATCAAATAGTTGGTGTTCTTGGACGCCCCTTGTTCTATAGGTCCTATGACGTCCTCACGGATCTCGCCCGAGAGCCATTCATCTACAGAGGCATACTTACAACGCAAACCTTGAAGTCTATCGGTAGACATAGGTCTGACTTCCAATAAACTGTTTGTGGCAAAGTTCTCTATACCCTTCTTCGTACTACTTAGCAACTGTTTCTGTTGCATATTACCTGTCATCTTAGATCCTTCGACCATATATCTGATCAATGGACCTTTTGCTCGAGACAAGGCGGTACGAATAGGGGCCATAATTTCTTCAGCCTGTTTCATTGTTGGTGCTGTGACTATCTGGTGAGTAGTCGACGGGTCAATCAATAACATATACGTCTGTAAGAACGTAGAATACAATGATTTCGCAGCACCACGTCCGACTATAAGGAATTGTTTCCTCGTTAGTCTTTTCATTCTTTTGCGCATTTCCCATCTACCCGTCTTAGGGTTAAATACGCGGTCGTTGCTTTCGTAATACCAAGCCAAAGAATCTTCGGCCCAGACACGAAATGATGGTAATAATGTAACATCACTACCATCGGTTAGAGTCATTTCATCCTCGCAAAATCGAACAAAGCCCTCAATAGCTTGATCATCATAGAAATAATCCGGAGACTCAATCAGGAAATCGATTCGATTCATTTGTAATGATATCCATCGATTGACTGGGATCTCACCTCTCAAGACTTGTTCTTTGAATTTGCTATATTCCTGAGGATATGCTTTGTTAGATAACACTCAGACTAATACCTCCTTACTAAATTACGTGTTCATCCATGTGTTGATACTCTTAGCGATTGTTCTAACCGCATCCGGATTCTTCTTGAGATAAGACACACCTTCTTTAGTAGCTATATGTCTAGCATCCTTAATGGTATCTGTAACCAAAGTTTTACCAATATCTTTTGCAAAGCTATTGTTATTCTTAGGTTTCTCATGGATCTTAGTCGTACGTTTAACTTGCTCTGCTAAGTCGTTTTCTAGACGTAGTCTTTCGACAGCACGTTTTAGATCTCTATCAGAGATACTAGCCCGTTGTGCATATTTATGCTTCCACTGACTAGTACGAGCTTTACTGACTTTAGCATCAACTTTACGTTGTTTTCGTCGAGCTAGACGTTCGCGAACACGTCTAAAACCCCATTTCATTCCTTTTACTCCAAAGTGCTCAATGATTTCTTCGGAACTTCCGGATTGAACGGCGTGTAACACTTCATCAAGGTTCATATGAATTGTACCGCTCCTTTTGCATAGTGATACGAACTGCAGTCCGATCACGAGATTTTTCTAATGAGGTTAAAACTGATCCCACGGGTGGATCAAACACGATTCGCAAGCTCAAGTTTATAAATGTCTTAACTAACCGAAGTAGGTTAGCATCATTAACCTTAAGCAATTGTTCGTATTTTGAATCTTTGGTAAGGACGAAGTCCTCCTTGACATAAGTCAGCTGCGACAGTTCACCGATTAGTCCATCTAGTTCTAATAGTAAACGATCATCGAAACCATCGTCCTCAGCAACCGCAAAATCCAGAGTTTCTTTAACCTCAGATAAGATGGTTGTTTCTGACATTCGTCACCTCACCATAAGTTTGTGTCTCCAGGTTTTCTTTCAACTAACTCTTCAACCCTTCTACCGTAATGGATGATGTTATGCGTCTCTATGGACGTCGAAATTAGTAAATCCGGGTTTAAAAGTAAGTCTTCATTCCAATCTAGTATATCATCTTCAACCAAAGGAATCATATGATGAACTATAATTGGTCCCTCGATAGGAACTCCTGGACAACCCAAGTCATAACCCATATCTCTGGCAATAATTTCTTCACGAAGATTACGCCACATCCTTGACTTATAAAATGGATTTGAAAACTGTCGAGGGGATACATAGCCCTTATCAAACAAAGATAGGTAATTCAATCGATCACCCCATTCTTTGTGGGCAGCCATGTCGTTATATGATAAATTCAGATCATCACGAGTAAGAATACGTTTCTCAGTCGAATGTATCTGACGGGGCATAACCTCGAAGTGCATTAAGAACCTCCTCACTATCTCCTCGACCTTTGACTTCAGTTTCTATTTGAGAAACCTTACTTGCATTAAGTTTGTTCTTAGATCTAAGATTTTCAAGCGCCAACTCGTTTTCCACAGTACCATATCGTAGCAATACGTTTAAAGTACTTGGTGCAATAGTTCCAGCACGAAGTTGTTCTTCTGCTAAATCTACAGCTAACGTTGTAAGTTGGTTCATACGACCTTCTGGCGTAGCCGCTTTCTTTAGTTCAGGAATTTCTTTCTTTCTCCGAGGCATATATTATCCCTCCTTGTTAAGTTTACCCTGAAGCTTACGCAATTCGGCTACAGCATTTTCGATATAGTCTTCGGCTTGATCTTCAGTCAACTTGATACCTACTTCCTTAGCATAGGTAGCAAGCTTACGAAGAGCTTCAGCTTTCTTGTCAGCATTATTGACAAGTTTAAGCTGCTCGAGACTTGTAACGATGATTAGTGCGCGATCTGCCAAGTTGATAAGGTTGCGGTTATGAGTAATAGTACCAACATAACGAACCAATTGGATAACAACTGGGGCCACGATAATCAGTAAGGTAATGTAATTAACAATATCATTGACTGTCATTGTCTAGACCTCTTCCTTCTTGTCTTTTTTCTTCCACATAATCATGAACAACACGACTAACATATGAATTATATCCTTTCGATGAGTAGGTATCATACAAAGCTAATACCTCTTGAACGGATAATCTATCCGAATGTATACCCGTGATTATTTGTATTCGTAAAAGTTCTCGCTCAGTATCCTTTTGGTACTTCTCTACTGAAGTTGTTAAGTTCTGAATGGATGCTTTTAGACCTGCTAGTTCATCATTTTGCGTTTTCTCCAAATTAGCCCATAATTTTTTGAACACTTTTGTGCCAAAACCTATGATGCTTCCTCCTATACCAATATAAAACCCTATCTGCGTTAACACTTCAGGAGATAGTACCCACTTCATTAGTTCTATGAAGTGATCTTGTACCGTGTTCGGCATTACTTTGATCTCCTTGTTGAATAGTTTGACCACACAAAGACCCCGATTTCAGGATAAAAATCACTCCGGAGCTATTTTTGAGTGGTGGGGCGATGCATAGAGGGAAGGAATGTAGTGACCCCTCCCCCCTATGGCTGCGACAGATTTTTATTTTATATTTATTCTGTCGGTTGCCGAATAGGAGTTTTGGTAGTTGGTTTGATTGTGGTCCAAACATTTTCTATAGGACCATTGTCAACAATCCAATTGATTGCTGCGGCTTGAACACCAAGCTCTTCAGTGATGTCGAGCAAGTCATCAGTATTGCCCATGACAAAAGCTAATAGCTCAGGTGTATTGTAGTCATTGTCTGTATCATACTTGTACCATTCATCCCATTGAGTAAAGGGATTGTATGGATTGTCATACGTTGTTAGCATGACATCAAGTACTTCATCGTACTGTTCGTCCATTGACTACCTCCTTTACTCTACGATGTTCTGGATGGAACTAACTGATAGACCAAGAGCTTCAGATACTTCAGCATAGCTGTGTCCATTACGAAGCATGGCCTTAGCTCTACTTGCTTTAGCTAATGAGATAGACTCGCTCTTACGAGGAGTGGCTAACTGCTTAAGCCTGTCTGCATCTGAGTACCGAATGATCTGTGTTAGTTTGTTAGTAGACACAGCACCAGCTTGAATAGCTGTCCACTCATCATCATCAATGCTAATCCTTACCTTCTTACCAGAAGCTCCAACTTGTACACGAGCTGCTGCAATAGATTGTTGCTTAAGCTTCTTGAGTTGGTCTGGTTGCATGTCAGGAGTTCGTTTAGACGCAATGGTTCTGTTAGCGATCAGTTGAGCTTGCCGTTCTTTAGGCGCATTCATAAGAGCATCACTAAGCTTCTTGTCTAATGACTCGAGCTGAGGTCTGTACTTAATCTTAGCTTCCTTACTGATGTGCATGTTAGGAGTCTTGTCTACTAGATCACGACCCTTTTGTTGTAGCTTACCAAGAGCATTGATATAATTACCATACATGTTCTCGATAGGTGTACCAGAACCTAGCTTCTTAGCATCATCAACCATATCAACAATAGCTTTTTCTGTTCCTTTCTTACGAACAGTCTTAGTGATTGTTGGTTTGAGTCGTGGGTTAGCTGCCAATTGTTCAGGGGTACGGTGTCTTTCCACCTTCTCTGTTTCAGATATCTTTCTCTTGGACAAGGAAATAAGAGTAGATGCTCCAGTCCCTTTGCTACCAGTTAAAATATTGGTATGCAATTGGTATTTCTTTTTAAGAGATGCAATATCGTTTTCTCTTTCAGATCTCTTATAATCAAGACTATGTTTCTCTGCATCAATAACAACCATTGAATGTCGTACTGCACGAGCGATCTCTGATTGTGATGCGTTCTTAATAGTCATGTCAGTAATAAGATTAGATACCTCGCCCATTTGTTTTTGGGTATCGATCTTCGGAGGCTTAGGAGTATAATAAGCTTTGGTATCAAAGTTCTTTAACTCCTTCAATGAGCGAGCAGTTTTAATTTGACCCTTGTTGTTTGGAATAACCATAACAGAATCGCCATCAAAGTCTGCCCCTGAAAGTTTAGATGCAACGGATGAATCTATACCAATGGCGTCTTTGGCATTGCGCATAAATTTAGCAGCACCACTTCCAAGTTTATTATTAACAGTTAGTTCTGGTAATTCAAATCTTCCTCCATGAGGATAACGAACGAGCACAACTTTCTCACCATTCTTAAATGATGGAGCATATACTTCGTTAGCTTTGATACCATCGAGAGGTAATAATACTTTACCTTTCATTCGATCAAACCCTGTTAATTTAAGAGACTGTCGTTTTGAATCCAAGCCATCGATAAAATCATTCATCAAGGCTTTCTTAACTACAGGATTCGTTAACTTAGAAATCTCTTCGTACTCTTTCTTAAGTTTGTTGTATGTAGTTTCAATACGATCCTTAACAAGAGCAGGTGGCTGTTTAGATAAGAACTGAGAAGATAAAGTTTTAGACCAGGAATTCCAGTCACCTTCTTCATTAACCTTATTGATTGCGCCTTTCTGTCCACCTGGTTTAATAGTTGCACCAAATGGATTATCAGGATCATCTTTCAAAGGTTTCAGTACTTTCTCTGGAGGAGTCCCTCGTTTCTTATTGGTGTTGAAAATAACATCGACACCTTTTGGAAAGTCTTTTGGATCTCCATAAACAGCCATCCCTTTAAGATAATGAGTTCCACCAACTCCGATGCGAACCTGGGCATAATGAGAATTACCTAGATCAAGATCCTTAACTCCAGGTCTCAACTGCATTACCCCATCTTTTGCCGTGCCACCATCTTCATCGTACTTAATTCCCACCCGTTTCCAATCAAGGTGCTGAATAGGCTTAAGTCCTAGTTGAGACACACCATTTTCATCTTTGTAAATAAGAGGTGGTGTAATCTTATCTCTGTTTTGTCGTACTACAGAAATATCAGGTTCTTTAGACAAGACCTTCATCTCTACCCAGTGAGCGTCATTGGTTGCGTTCTTAACATAAATGTTGTGAACATGATAACCTTTTTCTTCTAACTGTTGCGTAGCACGTTTAAGCATACTATCATTAATACCAAGTTGTTGGGCTGAGCCAGAACCAATATCAATGTAATCATACTTACCTACCAGTTTCTCCAAGTCACCTTTGACTTGTTCCATTCTGGTAACATTATGTTTAACCTTGGCATTTAAGTTCATACGAACAGTAGATTCAGGGATACCCAGTTGTCTAGATATCTCAATTGATCCGAATCCTTTATCTGCTAATTCATTGATTCGAGAGATGTTGTTCTTACGAATCTCTTGTTTAGCGATATTGTTCCGCTTACGAAACTCTGTTGTAGATATGCCAAGTTTGTTCGCTATTTCCGTGTCTGTCAATCCGGTCTTGCGGTATTTAGCCACAACATCGGACCAGCCAGTGGCACGTTGGTATGAATTATCTCCGGAACCCCAAGCATAGCGACCACTGTGAGGAACGGAGCCTTGATGTGGAGTTCCTCTATGTTCGAGGTACTCTTGTAAAGTTTCCGACATCATTCACCTCACGGTTTGTTTTCAAGTAATGCTGAGAATTCCTTAATGCTATGCATAATATCATAGACATCCTCGGGCTCAGGAATTACTTCATCAATGTTATCCCCTTGATAAATACGCAGAATCATGTCTGTCTTTTCGGGTTTGACAGAATACTCAAGACAGAAATATGCAGCATACACTAACAATTGTTCCATCTTAGGTTTAGTCACACCTGTTTTCAAATCATGAATACGTAGGAATCCACGAGGATTATCTTTCTTTGGAGGATCATATCGAATAGCATCAGCAGTACCAAATGCATAAGGACTGTAAAATAATAGGACTTCGCTGTCCATGTTAAATCCTATTGCATCATTAACAAAATTGGCTAGGGCTGGATGTGTATGTCCAGGTAATAACCTAATTCGTTTGTTGATAGCTTCAGATGCAAATTCGTGTAACTCCGTTCCCCGTTGTTTCGCTAGCTCGTTTTCAAATCGACTAACTACTTTCTCGGGAGTATAATTTATCCAGTGACATTGACTAGCGCTTAGGAACGAATGTTTTCCTTCGTAGTCGTAATGCCTGTTCCATTTCATGCAAAACTTCCTCCTTGTTTTCAGGATATATAGTCCTAGCCCAACCACCGTTGTCGTTATACTTCTTCAAGTAATATGGTTGGTTCGGACGATATGGTGCCTTAGCACTCTTCTTGCATTCAAGATGAAATGACCAAGGACCTACATCCACAGACAAATCAGGAATCCCTTGAATATGCTTAGCATCGTTCTTCTTAACGATCGCATCAGGAATCAAAGCCTCAATATCTTTAATTAAGACTCGCTGAAAATCTCTTTCCAATTTGCCCATTGTTGCTGCACCCAATTCCTCTCGTTGAATTTTTCTTTGGTTTTAATCGCTTTATAGACGGCGTCGTCTATACATTCCGAACTCTTTAGATATATATAATGCATTGTATCAAATGGCGTATTAATACGATTTATGCGTCCTTCACTCTGCTCCATAATACGATATGAATAGTTGAGTGAGTAAAATAGAATTGTATCAGTTGTAATACAGTTCCAGGCTTCTGATCCGGCAATATACTGAACTAAATAAATCCAGCCATCGCCATCATCCGGAATACTCTCATGTCGAGAACCATTCCATTGTCTATATCTAAGTCCGAGTTCTTCACAAATATCAATTAGAATCTCCAACTCATAAATGTAATTGTAAAACACAATCAATTTATCTTTGGTCATGATATGTTGTTTTGCATTTTCCTTTCGACGATCACTAGAACAAACTATTTTTCTAAGCACTTGTGTGAACTCAGAAGCGTTCATAATAGGTTCGTTGGTGAAAGGATTAAACCTTGACTTAACAGTTTCGTCATACAACTTTCTATCAAAGTCACAGGTAACAAATACACGATCTATCTTAGTCTTGCGGAAATCCGCCATAGACACAATAATAGCTCTCCTGTATCTTTCTAATCGATCTACCTTGTGGTATCTCTTAATTTGAGGGAATGACGTATATGGTTTGTACTCAACATGCTCATCGATAAAATGAGACTTGTTGCGATAGAATCCATTGGCTATGAATAATACCATAAAGTCAATCCAAGTATCGCCTGGCGTAGCAGATAACATAATCCATTTATTACGTCTGCTAATATCAATCAAGCTGCGTCCCCATGTTCCATAACCAACAGCACGTTG